AATGAGGCATTTGCTAATTCTGTTGGTACTCAGAGATCCGATTTAGGCAAGTTCAAGACTTTCTGCTTAGATTTAACTACTCTGACCATGCCTAACTTAATCGTCAACGAAATCTTCTTAGTTAAGCCTATGGCTAGCTTCAGTGGTTATGTTACCTTTATGGAATATGCCCTGGGTACCGAAAAGGGTGGCGCTGGTGGATTAGCTGAAGATTCACCATTCCACAATGCCATGAGTGTTTACGGTGGCGATGAATGGAATGCTCATGATATCGTTAATTCTCCGTTACGCGGATATGGTCCGATGACTGCAGACCGTTCTCGCTATACTGGCCAGGCCGTTGTTGAAATCGTTACTGCCGATAGCGAAGGTAATAAGAAGCTGTCTTGGGCTCCTGTAAAGGAAGCTGTTAACATGGATGTTCTGGATAGCGAAGGCAATCCGACTCCTGTTACTGTAGATGCTTTTGGTGTTATTACAGCTGGTGCTGATGCTGGTCAGAAGGTTCGTTATATTTATGACAACCAGTATATCCCTCAGGAAAAACTTCCGACTCTGGTTGGTCGTATGAAGGGTATTGCTCTTACTGCAAAGGCTCGTAGAATTGCTGTTTACTACAGCCAGATCGCTGCCTTCCAGGCTAAGCAGGACTATGGCATGGATTTCGAGGCCCAGATTGCCCAGCAGGCTCAGGCTGAGTTAAGCTATGAAATCGATGGCGAAGCTGTTCTGTTAGTTAAGGATGCTGCTGCTAAGTTAGCTCCGGAAGCTGTTGTTTCTTGGGTTGATGAGGAACTGGATACCATCTCTTATGCTCAGAAGGCTGAAGGCTTTGCTCGTAAGCTCGAACAGGCTAAGGCAATCGTTTATAAGAGAACTGGTAAGTTCATGCCTAACTGGATGTTAGTTGGACCAGAAGTTATGCCAATTCTTGCTTTCGTCAAGGGTTTCCAGGCTGCTAATGGTGCTGTTGCTAATGGTCCGTACGTTGCTGGTACTGTTGCTGGTATGAAGGTTATCGTTTCCCCGATGCTTGGTAAGGAATGCATCTTAGGTATTCTCGGTGCTGATGGCAAGACCGCTGTTGGTCTGTATGCTCCGTATATGCCAATCGTTCCTACTCAGCTGTTAGGTTTCGCTGATGGTACTATGAGCCAGGGCTTCTCAACTCTGTATGACATGGTAATCCTCAACCCTGACCTGATTGGTAGAATCGACATCACCGAAGGCGATGATCAGTTCTTAGGCAAGGTTGCTATCGTTAGCGGTAGTGAGATTTAGTTCTAACTAGGAATTAACCATAATAATAAAGAGGATCTTCGGATCCTCTTTTATTTTAGTTTACGTATATAATAGATATGATATAATTATATTGTAAAAAGGATGGAGGCAAGGAAATGAATAATAAAAGATTTGAATTCTGGGAAGGTAATAAGTATACTAAATACGATGTAAATGAATTAGAAGATAAGGTTACGGTTCATAAGACTGAGGTTGATGGATCTGGTTGGACATTCAAAATGTGGTTATTATACGCTCTTATTACTTTAGGATTTTATTTTATCTGCAGTAAATTATTCTGGTTCTTCATTGGATTATAAAGAGGCAGCTGCCTCTTTTTATTGTATTTTATTATAATATTAAATGCTAAATTAAATATATAGGTATATTTTTATGTCGGAACTTTTACTTGAAAAAACACGGAGAGAATTAATTAATCAATCAAAGAATGCTGATATAGTAAAATCTTATGGGACTACTAGGTATGACCGAAAGAATAAACAACATATCTATAACAGCATTACTAATTTTAATAGGATTGATATGAATGCTTTATTCAAGGGAAATATGCTTTCATTTAAAATACCTGTTCATGGAGAAACTGATAACTACGAGGTTGAAGTTCTTTTTGAAGGTGTTTGTGATGATATTAAAAGGGAAATAAAGAATAATAAAAATAAGTTTGAATACAAATGTGTTTATCGTGCACTGATTGATTCAATAAATAGACAAAATATTTTTATCTCATGTTCTTGCCCTGATTTTAAATATCGGTTTGCGTACTGAGCTACCAAGGATCATTATAACTCAGGACGGCCTGAGGTCAGAGTAGCTGACATTACTAATCCAAATAATTCTAAGGGTGCTGGGTGTAAGCACACAATGGCTGTACTGAATAATCTTGACTGGGCAATGAAATTAGCTACAGTAATTAATAATTATGTTGAGTATATGCAGGAAAATTATGAGGATAAATTTGCTAATATTATTTTCCCTGCTTTATATGATATTCCTTATGAAAAGGCTGTTCAAATGAATCTGTTTGGCGATGAAGAATTGGCTAATACAATGGATAACCCAGAAGATGTAGAAGATGTTGATGCTGCTATTGAAAAGAGTTTATATAAGAAGCCGGAATCTGAATTAGATAAATTAAAATCTAAAATAGGTAAAGGTGCTCTAGAAAGCTTCTATGTATTTTCAAATCATACAAGAGAAGATACTGCTCGTAGGTTTGGAATATCTATGAGCCAATTAGCAGAATTATTATCTGATTACGATATACATAAAAGAGGTGAGTAGTTAATGGAATTAAGCGAATATATAGACCAAATTAAATTTCAGCTTACTGGTAATATATTAGAGAATGAGTTAGCTGATGATGGTTTCAAGAAAATATTAGAATTTTCACTAAGAGAATTAAATAGATATTATGATGCTACGGCTTTAGTTGAAGTACAGGGGAAAAGCTGTATTGATTTAACTGAAGTCGAAGAAGAAAATAATATTAAAATAAGTTCTGTTTCAAATGTATATAGAGTAGATGCAGTAGGATCCACTTCAAATGCAGTAACCTCATCTGATCCAATGTTTGTGGCTCAATGAAACTTAGCTAATAATTATTATGCCTATGGCACTAATAACTGAGCCTTGAATTATGCTGCTTATAACACTACTGAACAAATTTCTAATACTTTTTCAACTGATTTAGATTTCAAAGAAGATAAATTAGGGAATAAGTTATATATTAATTTCTCAGGAGGTATACCTTCTAAAGTTACTATTGAATATGTTCCTAAGTTTTCTAATGTAAATGAAGTTAAGGGTGATTACTGGGTTGATATTTTATTAAGATTAGCCTTAGCTCATACTAAAATAACTTTGGGAAGAATTAGAACTAGATATACTCAATCCAATGCTTTATGGACACAAGATGGAGAAACTTTATTAACGGAAGGTAATACAGAATTACAAGCTTTACGTGAAAGATTGCAAACACAGGCTAACTTCGTGTATCCCGTAGATTAGCCGTGAAAATATATATTATTACAATGCTAAATTAAATATAATTATGGAGGTTGAAGAAATGGATAATTATTTATTAGAAGCATTTCAAAGACTTAAGCTAATGGAAGATGATTTCGACCTCTCAGTAGATAAAGATAAGGTTGATGAACTCAAGGCCTTTATTGCTGATGATGTTGATGAGATTCCAGAGGAACCAATTATTGATGTAAAAGCTGATGATGAGTCAGAATTACAGGATAATTATATTGGTAAAGTTATTTTGGAATGTGATTGCTGCCACTCCAGAATTTATAAGGACGAGGAAGAAGTCTTTATTGATGATGAGTCTGGCTTAGCAAATATTGATGAACAATGTCCAGTATGTAATAACTCTTTAGGATTTACTGTTATTGGTAAAATTGAGCCTTTTGATAAGGATAGAGAAATCAAGCCCGAAGAGGAAGAAGATGTTGAAGAATTACCTGCTGATGACATTGACGTAGAGGAAGAAGAAGTCGAGGAAGTAGAGGAATCACTTCAGGATCGTATTCATAGAAAGCATCTACAGGAAGCTAAGAAGGTTTGTCCTAAGTGTGGTAAAGAACCTTGTGTTTGTGAATCTTGTAAAGATGAATCATTAATTGAGTCTCGTGATGATGATCTTGGTGGATTGCCAAAAATTAATGCTCACCCAGAAAAGATAGACCCTAGAGATAGAATGTATGCCCTTTCCGGAGATGTGTATAAAAAAGGTTCTGAATTAACTAAGGACGAAATTAACTCATTAATTAAAGCGAAGGAACGCTCCAATAGGCCAGGACAAGATAAAGAAATTGAAGCTCTTAAATCTCTCTTAGGTGAAGGCAAAGATTGTGCTAATTGCGATGAATCTTGCTCAAAAGATGAAGAATTAGTTGAAGCTAAAGAGATTGACGCTAGTAAATTTGATAAAATTAGAGATGCATTTGCAATAGATAATTGGAAAAGATCTTCTGATGGTAATTATATTATTTTCTATAATGATAATGGTATAGTTGTAGGATATATTCCGAAGGCTAAGTTTGGATCGCCATTTAAGACTTTATTTGATTATATAAATGCACAATCTGATAGCTTAGAATTTGAAGATAAATTAACTAGAAAATTTGGCAAAGATATTCCAAATCCTAATTATAGAGATGTAGAAGAATCGTTAGATGAAGGTAAAGATTGTGCTGATTGCGATGAATCTTGCTCAAAAGATGAATCATTAACTGAAGCTGTTAACAACCTCTCATTAGATACTGATGATACTCATCTTGAAATGACAGCCGATGAAAATGGAAAGGTAACAGTTACTACTGAGCCTATTACTGAGGAAGAAGAATTCCCGGCTGATGACATCCCACTTGAAGGTGAAGTTGAAGAAACCGGAGAGGGAACAGGTGAGGAAGAGATTGTACCTCTTGAGCCAGAAGAAGAAGCTGAAATTGAAGCTAATGAACCTGAAAGCGAAGAAGAACCCGTAAGCGATGAGGAAACTGAAGTATCTGATCTTGATGAATATACAGACGAAGAAGAACCTGAAGAAGAAGTCGATATTGAAGATTTTGAAGAAGAGCCTTTTGATGAAATGGGTGAATCTTATATGCGTAAAGTTTATAGTAATGTATCTGGATATAAGACTACCAAGATTAATGAAAGTAATGGCTCAGTAATTGTTGAAGGATTAATTTCTTTTAATTCCGGAGCTACTAAACCTACTAAGTTCGTATTTGATAACGCTTCATTCTCTAAGCGTGGTAAGTTAGTGCTTGAAGGTTATAATAAAACTTTCTCAAAGTCTAATAAATCATTTATAGTAAGAGGAAGCTTAGTTGAGAATAAGTTTACTCCTGAAAGCATGATTTATAACTATAAAGTAAAACAGCTTAATGAATCAACTGGTTCAAATGAAACATTAAGAGTTTACGGAAGAATTAAAAGGAAATAATATTAAGAGGTGGGGCTATGGCAAATAATGGTGATTATGGTGCTTTACTAAACCAAAATGCAAAGCTCCATAGGAAATATTTTTTAGAAATGGTGAAATTAATTGGTATACAAACCATTTATAAATCACCGAAGCAAAATAAAAGTTATAATTTACATGGCGAATTAGAATCTAGTTATAATGACGGTATTAAGGTTGGCTGCATTTTTGAAGAACATGAGGATCAGAAGACAGCTAAGAAATTAGGCTGAGATTATGAGTTAACGGCAAATGCTGCATTAATTCATGTACCTTATGATTTAGAGAATTTACAAATTGGAGCTCTGTTCTACATTCCTAGTGCATACGATAATACTAGTGGTAGATGATTTAGAGTTACTAGGATGTCTGCTATCATGGTTTATCCAGCTAGTATAACTTGTGAAATAGTTCCTGAGTTTATTGATACTATGTCAAAATCAGATACAGAATTATTTATGAATTCAGATTTTAATTTATTATACGAGGGTTAAAATATGGATAAACAAAATAATGGCGAAAATATCTCAGTAGATACTTTACAAAGAGCAGAAGCCCTCTTTAGGGAAGCTAAGTCTGATAAAGAAAAATCTAATGTAGTCAGGGGATACTATAAAGCTATAACCAATAAAAGTGATTTCCCTTTAGATAAATACGGAGATTCATTTATAGTTAACTGGGTTGAAGCTTTAAACTGAGAAGAGTTTAATAAAGATAACCCACTCATTAGTTGGATTTCAACGTCAGAAGGAACTAACTTCATTAATAAACATGATCTAAAATCATTTATTCTAGTTTATAATACTTATGTTAATGGTTATTTCGAAAATAAATGGCCAGATGAGACTAGTGTTATTTATAATAATAATTTATTTGATTTAAAAGATAATTATGTTAATTATTATATGAAATTGGACCACCAACTTCTAGGCGTAAAAAATAGGTATCAAATTCTTTATCAGAATTACAACCCAGCAGAAACTCCATTAGGAAGTGTTAAATTCTTTGATTTAAAGCTAAGACCTATTAATCAGATTAGAGAATTTACTAATCAAAGAGGTGCTCTGTCAAGAGAAAATGCTGAGATCATGAAAGATTTAAAAGACTATAGCCAATCAGCCAACCAAGAAGAATTATATACTTTAGCTACTCAGTTGTTGCATGATGACCAAATAGGCCCTGCGATATTGGCATCACTTGGTAATTAATTTATGCAAATAACAATAAAAACTACAAATTCACTTAAAAATGAATTCTTCATTTATAATTATTTAAAAAATAAACCTTATCAAATATTTTTAAAAAATGTTGATTTAAATAGGCTAAGAGCTTTCGATAGAGAGTTTAATATAAACTCATTTAATATTTTAAGGATAGCCTTAACTAATTTATTAATAACTAAGAATGGGAATTCAGAATATTCAATTAAAATAAATAAAGTTATTAAGGTGCAGGGTAAAGACTTGGATTATTGAATTAATTTAATAACCTATGGGAATCGAACCATTAAGGGGTATACTATATTATTAAAAATATTTGATTATATTTCTAATAATATAGGTTTAATCTATAAGGAGTGAGAAGATGGCCATTAGATATTATGATCAAGCATTAGTTAATAAAATTAAAGGCTGGGTAAAAGACCCTAATCTGACAGTCCTTTCGCCATCAGATTCTACCCGGTTATTTCAAATGAAAAATGATCAGATCGAAGATAAGCCAATTACTTTACCAATGGTAGCTTTATCAAGAGATGATAATATAGAAATTATTTCTACTACAAAGAAAGCACTCTCCTATGATGGAGGCCACTTTGAGGATAAATCAACACCTGAAGTTTCTAAAGTATTAAACGCCATACCAATTAAACTAACTTATCAGCTTGATATATACACGAAGTACTTTGCTGAGGCTGATGAGTATTTACGGAATTTCATATTTAATTTTATTAATTATCCTAGAATTAGTATTGAGATTCCCTACAATGATGCTAAAGTACTTCATAATTCTACAGTATTAGTAGAATCAACGGTATCAGATAGCTCCGATATTCCAGAAAGATTAATAGCTGGCCAATTTACTAGGATGACCATGAGGTTAACCATTGATGATGCCTACCTATTTAGTGTTCCGTTTATGGATAACTGGAAGATTGAAGTTGGAGATATCGAAATTATAGATTATTAAGGAGAATAGAAAAATGCCAAGAATCAAAATTTCCGAAACAGAGCCTCAGGCATTTGTTTCATTCGATTCAACTGAAAATTCAGTACTGATTCCCTTATATACATTAGCCAAAAACAAAGAAGATTACAACGTGATGATTCCGGAGAAATTTACTTCAGTGTCAGCATTTAGAGGTAAATATAATCCTGACAACGTAGCTAAGTATTTAATTAATAGTACTGACACTGAAGGTGTTTTAGATGCATCTTATGCGATGATCTGTGAATTATTAAATATTGGTTTACCAGTAGTTGTTATGCCAATTTTATTAGCAGAATCTCCTGAGATGGGTTCTGAATTTTCTAAATACGGAGTCTTTGAATCAAAGGAATCCCTGATTGAAGATTTAAATGAACGTATTAGCAGTAACAACCTTTATAAAATTTTCAGTAATAAAAATTTATATAATATTAAATTTATTACATCTGGAGCTTATCCGAATCTTTTCTTTGGTGAAGATAGTGAAAAACGGGTTACTACTAGCGGTGCTTATTCTGTAATGCTGAATGCTGCTGCCGAAAGGGGCGATGCTTTGGCTTTAGTAGAATTTGAAGATTTGGATGAAAACTCATTACTTTCAAAGCTGTCAACCAACATCTTTGACGCCCAGGCAGGTAAGTTTGGTTGTGCTACTTACCCAGCTGGATTATATACATGTCCTGCTTCTGGAACTTCGAAAGCTGTAGAGATGCCTGGTGCTTTTGGATATTTAATGGCTTTCGGTAACAGCGTCGCTTCAAATGCTAACTGGATTGCTGCTGCTGGTGTAGTCAGAGGTTATATCCCGCGTCTTGTTAAATTAAATCATTCAGTCGGTGAATCTACTATGCATCTTTTACAGGGAGATGATCGATCTCGGAGTGTTAGCTGTTTTGTTAATACAATTATGGAAGTAGGAGCCTACGGTACCAGACTTTGGGGAAACAGAGTTCTGTATAAAGATTCAAATGTAACAGTATTACCTTATTCAGCTTTCTTAAATGTTAGGATGTTAATCTGTGATATTAAGAAGCAGTTATATCATTCAGCATTAAGAATTACATTTGAACCAAACGATGACATCGCTTGAGGTAATTTCAAGAAGTTAAACAACACTCTGTTAGATAAGATGAAGAGTGGTAGAGGTATTCAGTGGTATAGATGGTCAAAGGTAGTTACTGATCAAAGAGCTACCATTAAAGCTATTTTAACCATTAAGCCAATTGAAGCTGTTGAATACTTTGATTTAACTGTGGCTTTATCTGATGACGATGAGCTTATAGTTACTGAAGAAGCTTAGGAGGATAAATAAATATGCCAAGTAATTTTGATAATGGTGCATTCGGAACCTATCATTTAGCTGATAATCCTAGAGTTTATCAGCCAGTTAGACAAAATAACTTTAGATTTATTATTGACCTGGGCGATTTGTTAAGAGTTGGTGAGAATCCAGACGACTCTAGATCATATATCACTAATTCCCAGGACGTAATTGATTTCTCAGTTGTTTCCTTTGATCCACCTCACTTCTCACAGGAAGAAATTCCGATTAAGCGTGGTAATAGTACTGTATACTATGCCGGTGTACCTTCATTTGAAACAAAGGATTTAGTAATTAATGACTTTGTTGGTGCTGATGGTAAATCAGTTTTACTGGCATGGCAGGCTTTATCTTATAATGTATTTGAGGATACTATTCCTAGCTCAGATATTTATAAGAAGAATGCTACTGTCTATGAATTCTTACCTGACAATACCTTAGTTCGGTATTGGGATCTTATTGGATGTTGGGTAAAGAACATTAGAGAAGATGGCTGGAATAATGAAAACGGCGGCAAGAAGACTGTTACAGCTACTATCAGATATGATAGAGCTATTCCACATTTACCTGATGAAGAAAGAACTGTAGTTAATAATAATAATTAAATTTAAATTAAAAATTCAAGGAGTATTTTACTTATGAATAATGTAACCATACAAGAAGATTTTATTTTACCATCTAAAGGTAAGGTTTATAATACTCCATTTAATCCTGAAGTTAAACTCAGAAGCATGACGGTAGCTGAAGAAATGAAGCGCCTGACTGCTTCTGAGGACCAGTTCAGGACGATGGCTGATATTATAGAAGATTGTTTAGAAACTAAATTACCTATTTCTGTTTATGATATGTGCTTAGGAGATTATCAATATCTCTTACATAAATTGAGAATAGTTACTTATGGATCTGATTATAAATTGGTAATAAGATGTCCACTTTGTGGTGAGATTTTTGAGTGGCCGGTTAATTTGGATGAGCTCAAGGTATCTGAATATGATGATGAAGTCGAGAAGCTGAAGTTCGTTAAATTACCAGTTACTGGTAAGACCATTGAATTAAGATTTCAGACTCCAAGAGACCTTGATTTTATAGAGAGACGTAAAAAGGAAATGAAGAAGCAATTCCCAGAGATGAAGGCTGATCCTACATTAATGTTAAATATAGAAACTCTGATTAATACTATTGATGGACAGCCAATTAATAGAGTTACTGCTTCTAATTTTATTAAGAAATTACCGATGAAAGATGTTAATTTAATTCTTCATTCGTATGAGAAATTACAAAATAAGGTGGGTATAGACATCAATTTAGTAGCACAATGTCCTGAGTGCCAGTATGATGTCAAAACAACCTTTCGCTTCACAAACGAATTTTTTAGACCCCAAGTTAACTAGTGACGGGAAACCTTATGGCCCTACAAGATATAAGGAAATAGTTAGAGAGTGTTACCTCATTTCTAAAAACTGTAACACCTCTTATACTGACCTGATGTATATAACACCAGTAGAAAAAAATTATTTGCTAGAATTCATTAAAGAAGAATTTGAGATGACCGAAGAAATTTTGAAAAAACAAAAAGAATCTCGGCGTATGTAAAGGAGGCTTCAGATGGCTAATTTAAGTAATACATTAGATACAAACAACATTAGTTCTAAAGAAGCAGCCTATGCTGAGATTAGTAGCAAATTAGATCAGGCTCAACAACGGTATAAGCAAATAGACGATATCTTTGAAAAAAATAAGAAGAAGTTAACGTTAGAAGATTTAAAGACTGAGTATGCGTACCGGAAGAAGGCTGAGAGAGAATTAGAATCCTGGAAGGAAAAAAAATTATTAGCTAGACAACTTTTAGAAAAATCATTTAGTGATGAACAATATAAAAGAGAATTAGCTGCTGCCTTATCCAGAGTAGATGAAGAAACTAGGTTAAAAGAAGAATCTGATAATAGGATTCAGCAAAAACGTGATAAATGAATTTCTACGGTTACTCAGAGCTTAACTTCAATATTTTCTACTGGGACAAAAATTTGAGATAACGCCGAGCAATCATTCAAGAATCAGGTAAAGTCTGCAGAAGAAAGTTTTTTGAATCAGCAACAGGCTATGGCCTGGGCTTTAACTGGATCTAATGCTTCTAAGTCCGTAGATAATTTGAGAGATGCTTTGGAAGGTGTTTCTAGAAATATTCTTGGAGTATTAGGCAACCAAGGAACAGTAAAAACTCAGCAGGTTTATGAAAACTATGGGAAGCTAATAAAAGAAGGTATTTTATATAATGCTGAGCAAAGAGCTTTCCTCCAAACATTGGCTGATGATTTAGGTGGAATATTTAATGCTACTGATGGATCTTTAATCAGGTTAATTAATTTACAAAGAACTGATTTAACTGATGAAAGATTAGCTATCCAGACTAGTTTAAAGACTTTCTTAAATCAAAATTATGAAACTTCTCAATATATTAAAGATGGTTTTACTGAAGTATCTAATGCCTTATTAGAAGCTCAGGCTACGATGACGGCCCGTAGTGGTATGCAGCTTGAAGCTGTTATTCAACAGTGGATGGGCTCACTTTCTAGTGTAGGTATGAGTAATTCAGCCGTTACAAGTCTAGCCAATGCTTTAGGTCTATTAGGATCTGGAAATATTAGTGCCTTAACAAATGATAAAATGTTTAACCTTATTGCTATGGGAATTACCAATAGCGGGTTAGATTTTGGTTCTATTGCTACTCAGGGTTTATCAGCCGAAGAAGCTAATGCCTTAATGAAGGGCATTGTTAGTACTATTATTTCAATGACTTCTGAGGCCAATAATGTTACTAGAGCTGAATTGGCTAATGTTTTTGGATTAAGTGTATCTGATATTAAGGCTGCCTCTCAGGTAGGCGATGTTACCGGAAAAGGCGTAGTTGGTACTGATATTTCAGATTTCTTAAGGGTATATGGAGATCTCCTTCATGAATCAGCTTTAACTAATAATTACACCTCAAATCTAGCTTATGATACTGGTATGGGTGTTGTAATGGATGGAGACTACTACCGGAGAATCCTTAGGGCTGAATTAACAGCAGATAATACTTCTAGTATCCTATCTTCTCTACTTGGTCTAGGTGGCGCCGGTCTGGGAGCTTATATTGGAGGAGCTATTGGCAATGTTCCGGGTGCCATAGTAGGTAGTATTTTAAGTTCATTACTTAGTGCTGCTGGTAGTTGGGCTGGCGGAAAAATAGGAACAGAATTATCTTATGCTTCTACTGGTACTTTTGAGTACTATTCCGATATAATTAATAATACTAAAGAAACTCTAGAGAAGATGTACTCAGTCCAGATTGGCGCCAAATCTGCTCTTAAATTATATAATGACCTAAGATCTGGTGATCTTGATAGGAATCAGTACATAAGAGCTACTGGAATGGTAGATAACTATTCTAGAACTTCGGGAATCAGTACTTCAGGATCTGTTATTGTTGGAGAAACAAATCAATTGGATGTGGCTTCTCAGAATTATCTAGCTTCTAAAGAATACCAAACAAAAGTATTAGAGAATGCTGGAATTACTGAATATGGAGTTACTGATTTATATAATTTAATTAAAGAAGCAGTAGAAACTACTATTCCAGGTAATAGCTATGCTACAGTTACTAGAATTTCTGAATCTGCTAATACTGTAACAATCGGTAATGACTTAAGTTATATACAGGATATGATCTCATTAGCTTCTGTAAATATTCAAAACATTTATAATTTATTGATCGCCTGGAGCGGTAGAAGTGCTGAGACCTATAACGCTGGTGACTTTATGGTTAATAGCCCATTGGCCAGTCAATTTGGATTATCAACCTCAACAAATAATGCTATAACTGGTGGTATTGGAATTGGACAATAGGAGATAAATTATGTATTATAAATTTAATGAAACAAATAATATGACAGGTTTTATAAAAGAATTTTTACATAATTTTAACTTGCCTACCTGTAAAGTATATCGAGAAGACCGGAAATTAAATAAAGGTAGAGTTTATGTAAAAGGTAATTATCTTTATAGATATAATGGTAGTGATCTTGATAATTTAGGATATTTTATTTCATCAAAAGTAATGTTGAACAGTACTTCTAAATTACAAATTAATTCTTCAATTTATGATTCTTATACCCATGAATATTTAGGTAATTATCTGAGATTCTTACGAGATTATGATAAATTAGATTTAATGTCACTCTATAATTGTTTTAGTGATAGGCGGCCGGTAGATATTAACCTTACTCTTTTGACTAAAACAGGAAATTATTTTAGAATAAATACAGAAGATAAGAGATATAATTATTACATAGTACCAATTAAATTTGATGAAGAATATACTATTGCTATTGATTCACCGACTCCTTATGAAATCTGTGGGTTATTATATTTAGGTGATGAAGTAACAGAGATGTCAACTAAACTTATTAAAGAAACTTACAAGGTAATTAATGGATCAACTTTCAGTTCACCATACGTATATAAACTGGATGTAGATTCAGATAATTATTGGGAGTGAGAGAAATATCTGAAATTATTAATTAAATTACCAAAAGTAGTTGATTCATCAATTGTAGTATTAGAAGGTAACTATTTAACTGATTCAAGTGTTATTGGTGGAGTATTAACTCCTAAAAAATATTATTTCCAGCCGGCAGCTAAGGAAGAAGAAATTAATCCAGCTACTAAACTTTCACTTCTTCGAATAAATGATAAAGTCAGTTATCCGTTTGCAGACCGATTAGTAGAATACCTATTAGGGAACGTAATTACTAAACTTGATAAAATTGAGGGAAACATTAATAGAGTACAAGATATAGTTTATGATGATTCTATTTTCATGGGATTTTATGGAATTTGAGATAAGAATCTAAAATTAAAACTACATGACTTAATTATGGAAGTTTCTGATAGAAGAAAGAATCCTGCTTTATTATATCTGAATGATGGATCTCCTGAAAAGAAATATTATTTTGATGATGATTCATCTGAAGGCATTAGGAAGAATTCTTTGAGATTTATTGATACTAAAGAAGATTTATTGACTAACGTCGATAAGGATGTAGAAGAATTGTTGGTGATTAGATATGCCGTCGATAAATAATTCATTTTCAGAAAACGAAACCCTTGTAAAGCTAATTCCTAACTATATTTATTTTTATCATTTAAAAAAGTTTTGTGTTATTCCTACTTATCCTGATAGTATCACTGATAGCATTAGGGCTGATTTCTCAACTACACAAGCTCTTTCCAGAACAGCCCCAGTTTTTACTTATACTAGCTCAGGACCAAGATCAGTTAATTTCACACTGAAACTTCACCGTGATTTAATGAATGATGTTAATAAAGATACTAGTAATATTAGAGGAGATAATTTAGTAGTACCTTTCTGAGAAGAAGATTATATTGATATTCTAATCAAGTATCTCCAATCCATTGCTTTGCCTCGTTATCAAATCTATGATATGGGATCTAGGGGAATTATTCCACCAATGATTGCCGTTAGGTTTGGAGATCAAGTCTTTATAAAGGGCGTAGTTAATAGTGATATACAAGTTATTTATGAAAAACCTATTATGGTTGGAAATAAATACGCACAGGCAACAATAACTTTTAATGTTACAGAAGTAGACCCTTATGATGCAGATACAGTAGTTAAAGATGGATCTTTTAGGGGAATAACTTCTACCTTCAGAGACGGAATATACGAATCAACTGCTGAATATAGTTCTGCAGCCCCATGACAGGAAACTGAATTTATATTTAATAACTATCAAGATAATGTAGTCTTAGGTAATAATTTAGTTGAGCCAATTTCTACTTATAGCTTTATCAAGAATTATGTCGGAAAAGAGAAAAAGAAACCGGGATATTATGATAATGATAATGGCTATGAGATTAAGCTTGATAAAACTATAAAAGGTATTTTGGAAGAAGCTCATGTTGTTATGTTAGGTAAAGAAGTTTATAGCAGAACTTCACCTAATGGAGAAGTATTATATACAATAGTTAGATCTGGTGAGTCATGGGAAAATATAAAAAATAGTAAATGAGTTACAGCAGCTGAGTTAGTTAGGAGGGCCAGATAATCTATGGAAGTATTAAAAGACAAATCAATAAAAAATTATAACTATACTTCTAGGTATGCACCTTTCCCCTATTACTATAATTCTGAAGATTTAAAATATGTTTATGGTATTACTAGCTGACTTAATCTTAAAACTGAATATACAGTTCATGATGTAAGTGACCAGGATACTTTAGACAGTATAGCTTTTAAATATTATGGCCGCCCTGATTTATATTGAGTGATTGCCGATTTTAATAGAATAATTGATCCGTGAATTAATTTACATGAAAATTATAATTTTGTATTGGTACCAGCATTGAACGGGATAAGTTTTAATTCATAATATGGCAGTAGTATTAAAAGATTTGGGTGAATCAAATTCTTATTTATCGTCGTCTTCATCCACAACCAGAGTAAGTTCTTTGTTAGCTTCTACTTCTAGGGTAGAAGCTCCCTTTATTCGGGTAAGAATAGGTGATTTTACCTTTGGTGTATATGAAGAGTCACAAATAGGGACGGATTCAAGAGGATTTTATAAAGCTGTCGGTACTAAATATCCTAATTATATTCAATCATTAAATATTAAAAAAATTAATGGAACTGTTAATCAATATACTCTTGATATAAAATATCCTGTAACTCAAAATAATGACCCTAACTTCTTTGATAAAGTGTTTAGCACCATTTCTAAAACTAGGAAAATTACCTTCGATTACGGTGATTTTATGATGCCAAATTATATATACAGAAATGAAGAAGCTATTATAACTAGTGTTGATACACAAGTTGATGTTAAGAATTCTGTAATTTCTTATACTGTAAGAGCTACCTCTGCTGCTAGATTAACCTTAAGTGGAAGTTATAATTTTGGAAATATAGATGTCCAGCCTTCATCAGAGATTAAGAGAGTTCTATATGATGTTAATTATAGGTTAACTGATGTATTCTCAGGAATGAAGGATAAATCGCTTGTTAGCCAGAAAAATTTAATTGCTTCGGATGATAAGATTGTTCATATCCCTACTTTTACTAATATTTCAGTTTTGGAATATTTATCTAAATTGGTATCTTATATGACACCTAATTCATCTTCTGGCTCTAGCGCTTTAAAATCTGGAGTATATACACTTACTACCTATGAAGATACTACAGGTGTTTTCGGCGGACCTTATTTCAAGGTAGAAAAAATTCAATCATCTGAGAACACTCTGAATAAAATTTGTATGTATGATATTGATATTGGATATCCTACTGCCAATATTGTAACTGATTTCTCAATAAAAAATAACGCCAACTGACAATTATTATATAATTATAATACTTCATTAAGTAACTCCGATTATATTAAACGGATTAACAGCAAGGGTGAAATTGAATATGATTTTTCTCCTTTGTTAGTTGGAACTAAATATGATTTAAATGAAGAAGATAAATCTTGGTGAACTAAAGTTACTAGCTATCCGATACAGGCTACTATAACACTAAAAGGTTTATTACGTCCAGCTGTCTTAATGCAATATGTAAAATTGAATGTTTGGTTTTTTGGAAATAAACATATTTCTTCTGGGTATTATTTAATTACTGGTCAAACAGATCAGATTGGATTAGGTCGCGGATATACTACTACTTTAGAATTATTAAAAGTAGCTATCCCTGCGGAAATGTCTTCTTTCCAGGAAAATCCATCTACTCAAGATTCTGATACTGGCTATAAATCTAGTAGTACTAGTAATTCATACCGAGACAGAAAACGTAAGGAATTAATGGATTTAAGATTAGGTCTAGACTCCAAAGAAGTTATTTCGGGCGGAGGATCATCTGGCGGCGGATCTGGTGGATGGTAGGAGATTTAAACAATGATTATTAAGGCATTTATAAAAAGCTTACCTACAAGAGGAGATAATGTCTTCAAGGTTAGGGTACCTTTCCTGGAAGATAATACTGATAAGGAAATGATTTTTGATGCCTTGCTGTGTTCTCCTCCTGGTGAATATAATGGTTATTCAGTAGGTGATTGCGTTTTCATCAGTTTTGAGAATGATAAGTTAGATACCCCGATTATTCTAGGGAAATTATTTGTAGACGTTGATGATAATTCGAGTACTTATAAAGTATTAAATGAATTAAAGGTTCTTAATAAAGTTGATTTACCAGCTTCGTTCAGTATTGGTGGGTATTCAATAGGAGACTTCTTCCAATTCGCCCAGGTAGGACCTACTGCAATCCTTGAAAATTCAGGTAGCAGCAGTGGCGGTGGTGGAGGAAGCTCTAATCTAGACTATATAGTAATAGGAGAGTGGCATTAATGAAATCAATAGCTTTTCCCAATATGTTTAATAGAACTAACACTAATGTTGTTAGTGATTATTATGCTACTTTACAAAATCTTAAAATGCTTCTCTGGTCAGAAAAGAATGAATTACTAGGCGATCCATATTTTGGTGCTGGAGTTAAAAGGTATTTATATGAGCAAAACGATAATGTTTTACGTGATATTTTAATAGATGAAATTTATACGGCGATAGCTACTTTCATGCCTCAGTTATATTTAGAAAGAAAGAATATTACTATTGAGGCAACACACAATGCCGTCATTGCTCATATTTCTGCGATGAACAGGATTAATTTTCAAACTAATTTATATAACATAGTTCTATTAAGAGTTGCTGTTTAATGTATAATATTTAAGGAGGTAACAGTTACCTATGATTAATGAAGAAGAAGTCCAATTATCAAGGATGTCTTATACTAATAAAGACTTTGCCAGTCTATACCCAGATTTATTAGACTTAGCAAAAAATTTAACCAATAGGTGGGATCCTAGTTTATCAAATGAATCAGACCCTGGTGTAGTACTCCTTAAAGAAGGAGCTTTTATTGCAGACCATAATAATTATAATATAGATAAAAATATTCTTGAAGCTTTCCTTCCTTCTGCTACTCAAGATAGATCAGTAAGAAATATTACTGAAATGAATGGGTATACACCACGTTATTATGTCTCTGCTACAGGTGATGTAGTATTTAGTTATGATCCCAAAGAAGCTGGTTCTGTTACTACCTTTACTATTCCAGCATTTACTATTGTAGTTACTAATGAAGAAGAAAATATTGCTTATACGCAGATTTCTGATTTACAGATTACTACAACCAACACTAAATCAACTCCATGTACTTTTATTGAAGGTACGTTAAATGATTTAACTGTAAATAGCTCGACTACTATCTTACTGGAAAACATTGATGAAAATAATAGAGTTTATTTCCCAGATCCATACGTAGCTCAAAATGGTGTTTATATTAGAAATAAACCATCCAACCCTAATGAACTGTGAGGATATAGTACTCTCTGGGAAAGGAATAACTATCTACTAACCCAGCCTATTGGATCAAAGGTATATAAGATAGATTTTGATTCAGCTATGAATCTTCCTTATATTGAATTCCCATCAGATATAGCTTCTTTAATTGAAAATGGACTTGAGGTTAGATATATTTCTACCAGTGGAAAGAATGGTAATATTAGAGCTGGTGAATTAACAAAAATTCAGTCACCTGATACTTATTCTTTAAGTGCTTTTGGAGCTTCAGTTCTTGAAGTAGACATGGACGACTTTACAGTTAGTAACCAGTCTTCTATTGTTAACGGAAAAGATCCTGAGACCATTAGTGAGATGTATCAATCATTTAAACGGATAGTTGGTACTTTCGATACTTTAGTTACCTGCAGAGATTATTCTAACGCTGTCTATTCAATGGAAGATGACTACTCAAATCCATTAGTTTCTAATGTTCAGGTTACTGACCGCAGAATAGATTATAACCGGGCTTTAAATGTAATTACCTATGATGAATATGGTGAATACTTCAAAAATATTTCTTTAAACAAAGGTATTACTACTTATCATTTTATAACTGATCCAGATTCTTCTCATGAACCAGAGTTCGGTGATATTAGATTCAACGTAAATAAATTTGAAGTTTATGTCGAAGATGAAGACTCATCTGAGGGTGAAAAATGGGAAACTATCACAGATTTATCCTATAAAGATTTTACTCAGGCTACTGAAAGAATGAGCCAGTTTGATTTATGCATTTATGCTTTAAAGGCTTTCTCTCTGGCTGATTTTACTCTATTAGATAGATCTCTAGCTTTAAATAATTCATTTAAGCCAATTTCTTCAAAAACATTAGGTGAAATTGAATCTTCTTTAGAAGAATATAAGTGTATCAATCATTCTTTTGTAAATTTAAAAGATGACGAAGTATATTGTTTTAAAAACTATGTACCACTTAGAGTTTCAATTATTCCTTACTCAAAAGTAACCTTAAGTGAAAGAAACGCTATTATCAATAATGTTTATTATCAGCTAACCCAGAAATTTAATTCTCGGATGCTTACTTTTGGTGAAGAGCTTAGCTATGATGAAGTAGTCGATGAAATCATTAACGCTGATCCCAGAATTAAAAATATTAGATTAGAAGATTTTGAATATAACCCAGTAGTCATGACGGCTGATGGAAAAGAATATGATCTTTATTCTAATTCTGAATTGTTAGTTGATTTAGTAGCAAAGAATGTATTGGCCGGCAGGTTATGTTTATTCTCTTTCGATGAAACATTCAACCATAAATTTGGTCAGAATAATTCAACTATTTATTCTGATATTGTAAGAATTGAAACTTCTTCTAATATCCCGGTTGAAGCTGCACAAACATCAACCATTCCAGAGCAGGTAGATACGGTAAACATCTATTTTGATAATGTACCTACTATAGGTAATACTGTCAATATCTCTATCAATAATGAGTTAGGAGAAGAGGATTCATTACCTTCTGATATTGATTTTAATTCTGAGGGAATTCATAACATAATCATTCCTGGTGCTACTGGTGATAACCCTGGTTTATATACTTTAAAAACAGGTGAGATGCTGTATATTTCTTCTCTAGAATCAAGCGAATCCTATTATGAGATAACTGAAGTTGGACCTGCTAGTGATACTTTAAAGGTTTTAATTTATAACAGAGGATCTCAAATTAACGGATTATACTATAACGAAGATTCTTCTGAGTATGGAGAAGTATCCGTCGAAAAAGATAGTTTCTATGTTAATAAACAAGTAGTTACTAAACCAGCAGGAAATGCTGAATTAAATCTTGATTATACTATAAGAGAAAACGAGTATGTTCAGTTAGCTTATCCTAATTATTATTCAACAGCTATTTATCCGTCTTACTGTTATTATAGGTATACTAGTGCTAATAATAATACTATAAACGCTAATACCGATTATAAGTTGCAGGCTGGAGATACATTAGTAATTCTATATACAGAATCTAGTGCTCAGCAGACTAAGACCTTCAATGAAGGTGATGTAGTTAGACCAAACTTTACTTTAGTTCCTACTGATAACTTAACTAATAATTTATATAAGAAAACTTATATTGATGATCCTATTAATCAAACTGAGAAAACAGCGTTATTTGCTATCTTATCTTCTAATGAACAAATCTCTTCGAGAGAATTAATCAATTTAGAATTGACTTCAGCTAATACTCCATGCTATTGGATTGTTAATAATTCAGGTAATATTTTATTTGAAGAATTTAATCTTTCAACAGTAGGTGACGGATATGGTAAGACTTGGAGAATTTTAGGTTCAGGTGAATATTTTATCTATAGCAATTCCACTTTAGATTCAATGACCATTCTTGGTGCAGGAACTAGAATAACTAGAAGCCAGAACGATACCACAAGGTGGATTAATACCCAGACTTCAATTGATATTAGTACTATTAATAATGAGGGTTATAATTCTGGTATAAATTGGATCTATAAAGATTTCAGTATTAATAGTTTATTAATACAAGAAATGAATCTAGTAACTCTTGGTGAAAATTGTGAACTAAAAATAGCTGGATGGTCAAATAATTTACAGCCTACAGAAATCTCAAATAGTTGGTCATTATGTGATGGTACTATCTATTATAAGATAGAAGATCAATCAACTATTTTATTACCGTCAACGGATGGATACTTAATCCGCAGTAGACTTGATTTAAATACTGATAAAGAATCAGGTCAAAGAATTTTAGAAGGCCAGAAGATTTCAATAGTTCATAGTGACTCTGGAGAATCTCCTACTATAATTACACCTGACAGCAGTGAAGAAGAAGTGTTATATATTCAAACTTCAATGCCAATTAATTTAGTAGGTGATACAGCTATAAATATATCTGACTACATTTCTAATTATGAATTAGACCTTATGTCATACGCTCAGGTATCACCAATGAAGAATAAACTTGTTTTTGAAGTTTATACTGGGGAGATAGTCGATTCATCAGAAAGTGTTTATTATTATAGAATCAATGGAAATTATTATCCAATTACTGGTTCTGATTTAACTGAAACTAGTGAAACTAGTGGTGATAATTCACTTATGACTATTTACACTTCAACTGGTGAAACATCTGAGGTAATCGTAGAAAATAATGGTCAATATGTGGTTAGCTTAGATGTATTAGGAAATGCTACTTTCCCGTTTGCCTATACTAATACATTTAATATTAATACCGAAGAAGAAAAAGAGTGTTTAATACCTGTTTATTTAAGCAACCCTCTAGTTCCAGTTACAGTAACAGTTACTGGCCAGAAACTGGAAAATGGCACCTGGGTAGATATTGAAGATGTTATTTCTATTGAAGACTATAATACCTATAATACTTCCGACTCTGAAGGAAAATTTACTCTTGATGAAGAAGGAATGTATTTATTACAAGTAAATACTCCTAACCCATTTGAGTATGGTTCAGCTGAAGAAGAATCTGAAGACGTAACAGCTACTGTTAGTTACAATTTAACTATGAAGTTTGAATGGAATACCATTCCTTCTGACGTTGAATCTATTACCGTTCATGATCCAGTTATTATTAATGGAATTAATAATAATTTTGTTGGTGATACTATTAATGGAGTAGGATTCTCACTTAGTGATGTCTTAAGTAGAATAACTGAGCTGATTTCTAATTCAGATAGTCAAGACGTTAAGCCTTATTATATTAATGTCCCTGAAAAGAGTATTGCCATTGAAGATGATAATATATATAATCCTAATATATTATGAGATAAAAACAATGTGGCTAATATTATAACCATTCCTCAGATTGATTTGGATAATTCAGATATTGATGTTATTAAGTCGATGAAGAACTATTCATTAAGAGAAGAAGGTAGATAATATGATTGATGTAATTAAACAAACTCCGTCTGAATACAGTAAACAATCTAGAGATTATCAAGTTTTGGCTAGGTTATATACAGCATTATATAACCTTTCCAAAATGTATACTGATAATATGTCTGTTTGGAGCCTCAACATTGATAATAAATTATCTGTGCTAAGAAGTAAAACTCTTAACTTTGATCCAAAGCATGATTGAGATCTAGATGAATTAGATTCAGCTATCTCTTGTTTTAAATATATAATGAGAAGTAAGGGAACTATTACTGCTTTGAAGTTTTGTTTAACTATCTTATTAAGGACAAAAAATATTGAGGCAGATTTAAACGATGCTTCAATTGAAGTTACCGAAGATGGAATTTTATTAGTAAAGATTCCAAAACAATTAGCGTCGGCGGGAATCGTAGAAGACTTATTTGAATACTTACTTCCTGCCGGTATGTTATATAGAATTATTGAATACTCATCATACGATACAGGTGATAATACTACTAAATTATATTATAACTATAACGCTACTGAAGTTGAACATGAAGGAATTAAAGACTGGGATATGGGAATTTACAATTTCTTTGATGCATCTGAAGCCGATAATAGTAGTGAAATAACTGATTCCAGTAATAGAGCTACCAACTGGTATAAGAATACCATTATCACTAATTACAACTCAAGTGAACAAAATGAAATGGAAAGCCAGTGGGAAGAAGATAGAGGATTAAGCCATAGATAAAGCGAGGAATGATATATGGATAAAAAAGTAATTGCTAGAGATAGGGGAACTATTTATAATGGTGATGTAAAAATAACATTTTTACATGGAAAGAAAAAATATAAAGTAATTAAGCAACATAACTATGGTACTGATGCTTTCTTTAATTATATTCTTAATAGTATTAAAGGTGAATATTTAGTCAGGCAGCGTCCGGGAATAATTATTCCATGTTCAGATGATAATGGCGTGTCTCCGGCTATTACTATCCCAGTAGTATATGAAAGCATTAGCGGACCTACTAGCAACGAATTAACTTATTCATTCTTGATCCCTGAAACCATTATTCAAAATATAACTATTGGAAGTTTTATTTTAAAGGATATTACTAATACTTATACTTACGCTGTATTGAAATTAGATAATATAATTACTATTGATAGTTCTACTAATTTATTGGTAGAATGAAAATTAAAAATTGATAATGGCCCAGTTGGCCTTGAGATTTAGGAGGAAATAGGTTATGTCTTATATTGAATCACTTCGAGTTCCGGTAGTTTTTCCTACTGCCTTGAGGTCAGCAATCCCAAATGGTAAATTTACTTCAGAAGAAAATATTACGGGAATTATAAGAGCTGTTTCTAGTAGAGAAAGTTTTATAAAATATTGGAATGAAAGTATTTCTAATGATGATACCAGTTCTGTTAGAGCTGAGCTTATTATTCATGGGTATTATTTTAGATTAACTAAATTACCGGATATTTCTTCTAATTTATATGCTTCAATTATTTTAGATGAGGTAGGGAGACTTCGTGGCTGAGATGATTCTAACAATGTTAGTACTCCAGCTTTATTTAGTCTTGATGAAAATATAGACGGTACTTTATCTTTTATTGGATTAAAATTTTCCAGTGATCTTCCAGAAGTACCAGAAGGATTTTCTGTATATTCATTACAGATTTATTCTGATGGAAATTATTTAAAAGAAAATGAATCTCAGCTTGATGATACTAAAATACTAGTTACTATAAACGGTAATCAAATTTCTCTTCATGATATTATTGATCAAATTATTTCAGGAGATCAGCCAGTTGGAAAAGCTTCATTTATAAATACTAGTACAGATATTGGATCTTCGGGTTGACCAGTTTATGTTTCTAAAACCAGCAGCAGTACCGGTATTATCACTGGTATTTCAAGTGTATTACCTCAATACGGCGGCACTGGATTATCTGGTACTAATACTAGTGCAGGTTCTCCTTATCAATTTAGTAATGCTGTAATTATTTCTCCTAGTTCTTCTAGTTCATCCGCTTTTCAGTTAGTATCAACAGCTTTTGGTGTACTTCAGGCTTCTTCTGCAAATGCAAAACCTATATTTAGTAGTTTACCTCTAGCTTATCTTAATACAGCTAACTCTTCAGCTAATACTTCTTTTATCTCAGCTTTAAAGATACCAACTATTTTTTATGGTTCAACTTTTGACTCATCTGTTTCCGCTAAAACTGGTGACTTATTTATCGTGTATCTCGATAATTAATAGATAGGTGGAGGTACCTGTTTATGGCACAAACCTTAAAATATAAACGTCAATACTGTAGTAGTAAGACAGGTAAGGTATTATATACAGTACCGAGCTCAGGTTGAACATCAAATACTTCTTCAACTGTTAAGGTTAATAATACTCAGGAGGGTTATAATCATCTAATTTACTGGGGGCTACTGGCTCCCAGTAAGGGAGTAAAAGACTCTGTTACTGAAAGTGTTACTTCTACTTGGGTAATAAAATTTAGCACCGGTGCTGCTGGATCTGCTGTTAGTGCACCAAAGAGTATTACCTGTGATAATGGGAAGGGTACTTATACTTTTAAAAAAGAAAATTTAACAGCTTCAACTTGAACTGAAAAATCGGTTACTATAAATAAACCGACTAGTTCTAGAAAAGATGGTGGCATAATAGGTAATAACTATAACTTATACATTAATGCTAAGTCAACACCTGAAGCGGAAACTGAAGAAACTGATATTGAACTAGTTTGTAAAGTTTCTTATTCTAAGTATGACAGCTTTGCAATAACTACCCAGCCATCAGGTGTATTACCTGATATGACTGGTTTTTGGCCAGGCCACTGTTTTGTAGACTGAAAATCTAGTTATGGTGAACAAAACCGTTATCCAGCTGGTACTACAGTTAAAGGATCTAGTAAGGTTTTGAATCCTGAGCCTACTACTTATACGGCTCAATGAAAGTATAGTAATTATAATATCTCTTATAATTTAAATGGTGGTACAGTTTCAGGTACTAATCCTAATCCTACTTCAGCTACATATAATACCGGATTTACCGTTACTCCTCCAACACGTACAGGTTATGATTTTGCTGGCTGGACAATCCAGGGAATGGATAATACTACTCATAATATTGGAAATACTACCTCAACAGAAGCTTCTCTTAGCTCGGTAACTGCTACTAGCTTTAATAATTTATCTGGAGTTGATGATGCCACCGTTACCTTTACAGCCCAATGAACGGGCCGTCAATATACAGTTACTTTGGACAGTGATGGCCCAACGACTAATACCTATACTACATCAGTAACTGCAACTTATGGCTCAGCTATGCCCGTTTCATCTACATTTGTTCTTCCGCAAAGAAGTGGGTATACTTTCGATGGGTATTTTTCTGAGAAAAATGGTAATGGTACTAAATATTATAATAGTGACCGTACTTCGGCTCATGTGTGAGATATAGCCGATGCAGCTACTCTTTATGCTAGTTGAAAGGCCATAAATTATACTTTATCTTATAATAATAATGGTGGTACTACAACACCAAGTTCTGTACAAAAAAATGTGGGAGATACTGTAAAGTTAGCTGCAGCTATTTCTAAAAATCAGACTCAGTCCTCTGTTTGGTATACAGTTTCATATAACTCTAATGGCGGTACAATTAGCCTGAGTGACACCAATACAAAAAGTAGTAAAACTACTACAACTATTTACTCATTTGCTGGTTGGGCAGAAAATAGTACTTCTGGTACAGTTTACTCAGCCGGTTCAAATTATACCATGCCAGCTAGTAATGTTACAATGTATGCTACTTGAAGTAGTAGTACTTCATCAGTAACTTCAGCTATTACTTTACCTTCTAGTGTTAAAACTGGTTATACTCTTGATGGGTGGTATTCAGATTCAGGTCTTTCTCAAAAAGTCGGTGATGCTGAAGACTCTTATAGACCTACTTCAAATATTACTTTATATGCTAAGTGGACAACCGGGAAATATACTATTAGCTATAAAGAAGCTGATGGCAGAGCAAATACTACAATTAGTTATAATACTCCAGTTAATATTACTAACCCTACAAAATCTGGTTATACTTTTATAGGGTGGACTGGTAATAGCAGTACTACTAACCCAGTCAACTCATCAACTGCTCAATATGGAACTAGCTCAGGATCAATAAATACTTCTTGGACTAATCCTACTAGTACTAAAGTAACAGCTACTTGGTTTAAGAACTTGGCTACTTCTGGTACCGTAGATTTAAAAGCTAATTGAAGTGGTAATGTTTATACTATTACCTTAAATCCTAAAAATAGTAGTGAAAGCTCAGATGGAACGACTACAATTTATGAACAGTATGGTTCTGGGTGATATAAAACCAATAATAATGGAGTAGTTAGTGATAAAATTTCTGAGAATAACAAAATATCATTACCTGAAAATGAAATTACTATTACTTTTAAAGATGGCAGTACTACTAAGGGTACAAGTATAGGTAAGAAAAAGTTTAATGGATATTGATCAGCTGCTGAAAGTGGAAGTATTAGAATCAATGAATATGGATATATAGATTCAACTTTCACTGGCTGACTAAGTAATGATGCTACTTGATATGCGCATTGAGGTGATGCTAAAGTTACTATTAACATTGCAGATCCTACTAAATCAGGCTATTTATTTAAGGAATGAAATACTAGTCAAGATGGAACCGGTAGGGGATACAAAAATGGAGATGAAGTAAGCTTTAGTAGTAATACAACTCTTTACGCAATCTGGTTACAGGGAAGTCAGATTAAAACTAGTAGTGGATGGAAACCTATTTCAGATATTTATGTATACGACGGTAGTAGCTGGAAAAAATCATCATCAAGTGAAGACCCTGATGTGGGTAAGGTTTCAGCCTCGAAAATTAAAATAGACAACAATAACTGGAAATCTATAATACTTAATTAAGAATATCATTAGATATTCTTTTTTTTAGTTTACTTAAATTTTTATTGTATTATAATTATATTGTAAACACAAGGAGAATATTATATGAAGGATAATATTATTAGATGCCCGATCTGTGGACAAGAATACTTACCCAGTGAAATTTTCTTTCCTAATGATTTAATTGGTAAGCCTACTGAAATTATTAAAACTAATGCAGGAAAAATTGATTTCTATTTAGGTGAAGACCCTACGTATGAAGAAACCTATATTTGTGATGGTTGTGGAGCTAGCCTTAAAATAAAAGCAAATTTATCATTCCAGGCTGATGTAGTTAGTAATAAATTTAATGAAGAATATGTTACTAAATTTGAAAAGCCAAAGAAGATTTTATTAGAGGAGTCATCACTTTTTGATTAATATAATTGAAAATTATAGTAATAAAGTAGTAGGACAAACTTCTTTATTTATTTCTTTTGATTATGACCCAAAGGTCGTAGAAATAATGAAGATGGCCGGTGATGGAGTTTATAATAATAAAACAAAAATATGGGAATTTCCTTTAAATAAATTATCTTTTTTAATAGATAATTTAACCATGATTGATAATATTAATTTAGATTTTTTACCTGAAAATCAATATAAAGATACATTAGATTTAACTCTCAAAAATAAAACTGTACCTTATCCGTACCAGTTAGATGGAATAAAATGGTTAATTAATAATCCAAACGGTTTATTACTAGACTGCCCAGGTTTAGGTAAAACAATCCAAGTTATTTATGCTGCCGCTGAATTAAAGGCACAAAAAAATATTAAACATTGTTTAATTATTTGTGGGATAAATACTTTAAAGGTTAATTGGAAAAAAGAGATTGAAAAACATTCTGACCTTGATTGTGTTATTATTGGTGAAAGAATAAACTCAAAAGGAAGAGTTACCTACCTTCCAATAAAAGACCGGGCAGAACAATTATACCAACCCATCAAAGAGTTTTTTGTAATTATAAACGTAGAAAGTCTTAGAGATTCTATAGTAATTGATGCTATTCGGAATAGTAAGAATTCTTTTGATATGATTGTCGTAGACGAAATCCACAAAATGAAAAGTGCGACTACAAGTATTCAAGGTAAAAATTTATTAAAATTATCTAAGGTCGGGAAATATCATTATGGGTTAACTGGGACAATTTTAACCAATTCACCGTTGGATGCTTTTGTACCCTTGAAGTTTATCGGGTATGAGAGATCAACCTATACAAATTTTAAAAATTTCTTTTGTGAGATAGAATATAAATTTGGACATCAGCAAATTGTTGGATTTAGGAACATGAATATTCTGAAAAACGAAATAGCAGAATGTTCACTCCGTAGGAATAAAGACTTACTTAACCTTCCACCAAAAGTTATTATACCTGAGTATATTGAATTAGATGAGGCTCAACAAAAATTTTATAATAATATTCAGAAGGGAGTAGTAGAAGAAGCTGATAGAGTTAATATTAAATCTACATCATTACTAGGTTTAATTACTAGACTAAGACAGGCGGCTACTTGTCCATCTGCTCTATCTACAAGTATACTAAGTAATTCTAAAATAGAAAGAGCCGTTGATTTAATTGATGAAATCATTTCTAATAATGAAAAGGTAATTATTTTTTCTACCTTAAAGGAACCTCTGAATCTTTTAAAGGTTTTAACAAAACAGCATAAACCTTTACTTTGTACAGGAGATCAAACTGATGAAGAAATAAATAAGAATATTGAATTATTCCAAACAGACCCTGATTATAAAATTATCCTTTGCACCACTTCAAAAATGGGAACTGGTATTACTCTTACTGCTGCTAGTTATGAAATATTTATTGACTCTAGTTGGACTTCAGCCGATGAAGAACAATGTGAAGATAGAGCACATAGAATTGGAACTCAGAAATCTGTTATTATTTATAAATTAATCGCTAAGAATACTATTGATGAAAGGATCCAGAAATTGTTAAATCAGAAAAGAGGAATTTCAGACTACTTAGTAGATAATAAATATAACCAAGATGAAGAGTTAAGAGAATTGTTGGGTATTTAGTTTACTCAGTAATTCTTTTTTATTATAATTAATTTATAATAAAGTAGGTGATGTTTTTGTTAGAAGAAGTTTATTCTAGTTATAAAAAATTAGCTGATGAGATAAATTGGAAAGAATATAACTCCAATGATCTATTTTTTGAATATATAAAAAATGAGAATAATGAACTAGGTGAAAAATTTTATGCTGGGATAGTATGTAGGTATTGAGGGTATACTGGAAGGATATATTTACAATGTAATAAACATTTACCTTTTGAGCAGTGTTATGATATTTTAATAGATACCATTAATTATGTTCTTGAAAAGAGAGTATGGGAAAATCCTGAAAGCAGTTTATTTCTTGATAAGAAGGGCCCTGATAAAGCTTTTCATTTAGTATTAAAAAGGCAGCGTTCCATCTTATTATCTAATATCATGGCCTATAAAAGGAAGACTAACTTCAATTCATTAAGCCTCGATGAGATTCATGAGAAATATAATGATGCCGCAGAAGGTTTATTTAATATTTATTATACTAGTGAAAATGAGGATGATTTAGTTGATTTTATTAAAAGCTGGAATGATCCATTAAAGATAGCCATCTTAGATACGGTTTGTTTTTCTAATTGGATAAGATTAAAAAACATTGTAAAAATAATAAAAAATCTAGATAATTATCAGTGCGAATATTACCAATCAAAGTATGGAATTTCATCTGAAAACTATAATAACTTAATATCAAAAATAGGTACGCTAACGGATTCTAACCTGTTGATGGAAGTTAAAAGACTTCTGTATATAATTAAGGAGGAATTAAGATAATGGATGCCAATGAATCAAGGATTAAACCTGGAAATTTTGTTACTATTCAAGATTGGATGCCCACGTCACTTAATTTAAGTGGAAATGAATTATTGATTTATGCTATAATTTATGGATTCTCACAGATTGATGGCCAATACTATTATGGTAGTAAACAATACTTAGCTGACTGGTGTTCTATCTCTATTAAGGCCGTTAAAAATATATTAGATCGATTGATTGAAAATGGCTTATTATTAAAAATAGTTGGCCAACCTACTAATAAATATAAAGCTATTGTACCCATTGAAATTACTCCAAGGAAAACTAAAAATAACCCTGAAGAATCTTCTATCCTCCCTGAAGAATCTTCGAAAACAGAGGAAGAATCTTCAGCCAATAATATAGAAAATAATAAATATATAGAAAATAAAGAAGCTACTGAAGTCTTAACTGAAAATATTAAAGAAGTAACTAAATATTTTAATAATGTATTTAATACATCATATAAAACTACATCTACTAAAAAATTCCTAGGAAAATTATTTAAAGGCGGATATACTACTGATGACTGCAAGGCCGTAGTAGATTTAAAATTTAACCAATGGGCTCAGCATCCATTTAGATTTAAAAACGGACGAATGAGTACCGATTACATTAAGCCTTCAGTATTATTTGGTAATTATTTTTCAGAATATTTATATGAAGCTTACCATCAGGAGTATTCATCAGAATCATCCAGTAACTTTGAATCAAGATCTTGTTCAGTAGACGTCGATCCAAATGTAAGTGACTTTGTACTCTAGTTTACTTTATTTAGATTAACTTTTATAATTTTAATAACTGAGGTGTTTATGTTAGAAGATATTTATTTAAAAAACGCAATGATACCAATGAGGTATAAGAATTATATAAAGTTAACGGCTTCTGAGGCAGATAAACAGGTCTTTAGTGAAATTAATGAGATAATCTTGAATATTAAAGAATTTGTTGATTCAGGTAAAAATTTATTAATATGCTCAGAACATTGTGGTAATGGAAAAACAACTTTAAGTATTAAATTATTGAAAGCCTATATTAAGTCGGTTCAAAATATCAGCTTTAGTAATAATACTCCAGCTTTATTTGTTAATGTTAATAATTTCTTAAATGAGAAGAAGTTAGCAATATCAGACCCAGTTATGGCTGAAAAGATTAGGTTGATTGAGAAGAATATTTTGTCAGCTAAGTTGGTAGTATTTGATGACATCGCTGATAAAAGTTTATCAGAGTATGATATTAATACTATGTATTATTGGCTTGATTACAGAACGTCAAACTTAAAAAGTTGTATCTTCACAACAAATCAATTACCTGAACAGCTAAAGAAAACTTTAAATGGTAAAGTTTATAGCCGGGTCGTTAATTATAGTATTATTAAAAAAATAACTGACGGAGATCATAGAGAGGCTGGTGATTAGTAATGTTAACCCAGATGCAAATAATTAATTTAATTTTATCTTCTCATGATTTTTCACCTGTTATTGATAATGGGATTACTGCAGAATATTTCCCTGATCTTAAAAAAGAATTTAATTTTATCAATAAACATTATGCAACTTATGGGCAGGTACCAGATCAAGCTACATTTCTTAAGAATTTCCCTGAGTTTGAGATACTCCAGGTAAATGAATCCAAAGATTACTTATTAAAAGAATTATACCGTGAGCATAATGAAAAATTCCTGGTAACGACATTTAATAAAATCAGAAGTCTGTTAATTGATGGCAAAACTGATGAGGCTATGTCATTATTAAATAATTCATCAGCTATAGCTTCTACTAATAGGAAGATGGATGCTGTTGATATTCTTACTGACACTTCTCGTTACGATTCTTATATTGAAAAGTGTCATGATTTTAATAAATATTATGTTACTACTGGGTTTAGAGAATTAGATTTAACTCTGGGTGGTGGAATCGATAGGCAAAATTCATATTTTGTTATTTCAGCTCGAGCCGGTATCGGTAAAACTTTAATCATGGTAAAGTTTGCTGCAGCTGCAGTTGAAGCTGGTTTAAAGGTAGGAATGTATGAAGGTGAAATGACTGTTGATAAAATAGCAGGAAGATATGATACCTTAGTTTCTCACATTTCTAATTCAGCTATCACTCATGGTAACATAGCCGTTTCTAATAAATATAAAAATTATTTAGATAATTTATCTTCTTCTAATAAAAAAGGTAAGTTTTATATTTTAACTAGAGACATGGTTCCTGATAACAGAGTAACCGTTAGTACATTAAGAAGCTTTGTTGAGAAATATAACTTAGATATGTTATTAGTAGACCAGTTAAGTTTGTTAGATACCGAAAGTAATTATAGACAATCATTTGAACAAATGGCTGATATTAGTAAATCATTAAAGAATTTACAGGTACAAAAAAGAATCCCTATTGTAGTTGCTTCTCAACAAAATAGATCATCACTGGGACAGGATGAATTAGCTGGTACTCAGAATTTAAGTTTATCAGATAGAATTGGCCAAGATGCTACTGAGGTAATATTTTTAACAAAGCAAGATTCAATGATGAAGGTTAATATCGCTAAGGCCAGAGATGGTTATATCAAAAATTTATTAACTTATGAGGTAGATTTTGATAAAGGTATTTTCACTTATATTCCTGATGAGGATGAACCTGATATGGAACATCCTGATAATGGTTCAGTTGAGGTAAATATAGGAGAGGGAGTAAATGTCTTTGAGTAATATTATTATTGGTGATAGAGTTATAACCTTAGATATTTATGAAGTTCTAAATAAAATAAGGCTAGAGATCTCTAATGGAAAACTTAGTAGTATTAGAGTAATGGGTGATAGTATTTCTGTACCATGCCCATTCCATAAGGATGGAAAAGAAAAACACAATTCATGTACAATTTATTGTGGAGATGGAGATTTACCGGCTGGGTCATTCCATTGTTTTACTTGTTCAGAATCTGGATCCTTTAGTAAATTTGTAGGGGCATGTTTTGATCAAGATAAATCTTTTGGAGAAAAGTGGTTATTAGAGAATTATTCTTATAATTTAATTAAAAAGGAAATTGATTTACCCTTAATTGAATTATCTAAACCAAAAGAAAAGAAGTATTTGGATGAGTCCATTTTGGAACAGTTTTCCAATTACCATCCTTATATGACAAAGCGTAAATTAACTGATGAGATCATAAAGAAGTTTGAGGTTAAATATGACCCTTTAACTAAATGCATTGTATTCCCAGTTCGTGATACTAATGGTAAAATTTCATTTTTAACAAGAAGGTCAACTGAAGGTAGAAAGTTTATTATAGATAAGGGTGCTGACAAGTCTGTAATATATTTATTGTATAATATAATTAAGGAAAACATAAAAACCGTAGTTGTATGTGAAGGACAAATAAACGCCTTAACTAGTTGGTCTTATGGGTACCCGGCTATAGCTTTACTGGGTGCAGGTACTACTGAAGATCAAATTCAGGTTCTTAACAACACTAACATTAATCATTATATTTTATGTTATGACGGAGATCCAGCTGGAAGGAAAGGTGCTAGTAGATTTAAAAAATTTATTAGAAAAGATGTATTTGTAGATGATATTCTCTTACCTGAAGGAAAAGATATAAACGATTTAACTAAAGAAGAATTTGATAATTTAGTTTATGAATCACTTACATAGTGATATTATTATTATATAAATAAAGGGTTAGAGTTACCCGAAAAGTTAAACTCACAAGAAAAGGAGATTTATTTATGAGTTACATTTCAAGAGAAGAATTTTTAAAAAGACAGAAAGAAAGAGAAGAGAGATCTTCTAATTTCCAGAATCAGGGCCCGAGAGTTAGTTATTTTTCATTAAAGGATGATGGCGATGAAGCTGTAGTAAGATTTGCCTATAATAGTCCAGATGAATTATACCAGGATATTTTCCCTACTCATCAGGTTACGATTGATGGCAAGTTTAGACGAGTAAAGTGTTTAAGAGAAAATTACAAATCACCAATTTCTGATTGCCCGTTCTGTGTTTCTGGAACCCCAGTGAATGAAAGATTTTATATTAAATTAATTGAATATTCACGTAACGAGAATGGCGAGATCGAAATTACTCCAAAGGTATGGGAAAGACCTACTAGCTATATCCCAACATTGAATGGCTTCTTCGATGAATATGGTGATATTGCTGAGATGGTATTTAAGATTAAGAGATCTGGTGCCAAGGGATCTTTACAGACTACCTATTCAATTTTACCAGCTAATCAGAAAGTTTACAATGAAGCCTTATACCCAATTGATTTCTCAGCCTTCAATAATTATAAAGTTGAAGGATCAGCCTTAGCAGTTAAAACCGCTGAAGAGATGGAAGAGATGTTAGGTGTAAAGGAAGAAAAAACAGAAGAATCAACCCCAGTTATTCAGCAGTCAGCTCCACGTAGAGTAACATATTAATTTGTTATAACCGGTTAAATCGGTTAAAGTATTACCTGTAACACACTTGTGTGTTATGATATACTAACCTGTTGGTAGCTATTCCCGCTTGGTCCTCATTCGGCCCTCCTTCAGGCCCTCCTTTTACTCTTTAGGGGATAGCTCAATCTTTATAAAGGAAGTAGTTTACAAGCTGCTTCCTTTGTTTTATAATTTATTTGAGGTGATATTAATTGGAAAAGATAATTCAACAAAGTCTTTTTGGTCCGGATCTTGATATTGTATTAAATGAAGATCCAGTATGTAAAATAATTAAAAAGATAAAGAAGCCTAAAAATCTTACAGAAGTAACAACTGATAAATTATTAAAAGGTAAAAATATATCATTTGAAGATAAATTATCAAGAGTAGTTGAGGAAGTTAATAAAATATTAGGAAGTTATAGGCCCAACACTACTTGTATTTATAGCCGAGAAGATTTTCATAATTATATTACTGCTGCTATTAAAAATGGAGTAATATCAATTGATACTGAAACCCTGGGTACTAGAACAGATATTGAAAAACCTGGTACTGACCCCTTGACATGTAAGATATCTGGTTTATGTTTATATACTCCAGGAGAAAAGAATGCTTATATTCCAATTAACCATGTTGATTATAAAACTGGTGTAAGATGGGATTATCAATTAACCGAAGATGACATTAACCAAGAATTAAAAAGGTTAGTAGAAGCCAAAACAAAGAATATATTCCAGAACGGTAAATTCGATTATATGGTATTATATTATACCTGTGGAGTTAAAGTACCAATTACTTGGGATACCATGATTGGGGCTCAGATTTTAAACGAAAATGAACCTGCTGGTTTGAAGTTTCAATATAAAGATAAGATTAACCCTGAACAAGAGAAATATGATATTGATAAGTTATTTGACTTAAATAATCTAGAAAAATATCCATGTGATTTATTTTCTCTTTATGCAGCTACTGACTCTTATATGACTTATAAATTATATGAATATCAGAAGAAAGAGTTTGAGAAGCCAGGTAATGAAAGACTTTATAGGTTATTCATGGATATTGAAATGCCGGTAGTAACTGTATGTGCTGAAATGCAGATGCGTGGAGTCGGAATGGATCTTCCTTTCGCGAAGAGGTTAAGTGATAAGTTCCATAAGAAGTTAGATGTAGTAGAGGCTGGAATTAAAGAAGAGTTAGAGAAGTATACTGACACTATAAATGAGTGGAGGTTATCAGTATTAGCAAACCGGCATGATATAGTTAATAGGAAGCAGCAGAAGTCATTGAGTGAAAAGTTATCAGATCCTGTTGAAATAACTTCAGCTACTCAGTTAGGTATTTTCTTATATGATGTCTTAGGAGTGTTAAAACCTGATGCTGAAGGTAAGAAACCTGTTGATGAAGCTACCTTATTAACTATTAAAGATAAACTTCCATTGATTCCACTTATTTTGAAGAAGAGAGAATATGATAAGTATTTGGGAACTTATATTGATGCTTTACCTCTTCTAGTTAACCCACATGATGGCAGAATTCATCCAAAGTTTAATCAATTAGGACGTGAGGAAAAGGGAGTTGTAACTGGTAGATTTAGTTCAACTGACCCAAACTTCCAGAACATCCCGGCCAGAGGTAATATTACTTCAGTAAGATGTATGATTGTACCAACAGTTGAATATTATGAAAGAAATAATATTGATGAGATTGATATAACCGAAGAAGTATTAATTAATGGTGAATGGATTTGGAAAAACGATCTCAATAGTGAATTAACTTTCCCAGTGAAAACTAGAAAGCGTTACCAACTATGTGGAAGTGACTTCTCAGCACAAGAGGTGAAGGTGTTTGCACAAACTTGTGGAGATAAAATATTATTAGATTCTTTGATGGCTGGGAAGGACTTATATTCTGAAGTAGCTTCTAAGGTTTATAATATGCCGTATGAAGAATGTTGTGAGTTTAGACCAGATGGTACATTCAATCTTGAAGGTAAAGGAAGAAGAACCAAGTCTAAGAGTATTGTATTGGGGTTGATGTATGGAAGGGGAAATACTTCAATTGCCGAACAAATTAAATCTCATCCAGGACCTATAACAAAAGAAGATAGACAAGAAGCCAAAGATATTGTTGATACTTTCTTTAATAGTTATCCTGGTGCTAAAGCTTGGGTTGAGGAAATGCACAGACAGGCCCATGAGAGAGGCTATGTAGAAGATCTTTGGGGTAGAAGAAGAAGGTTGCCTGATGCATCATTACCAAAGTATACATTTGAATATAAAGACGGTAAAACTTTATTTAATCCATTACTTGGTACTGAAGAAAGAAAAGTAGAGATTTCGAAAAACTTAATAGATAAATATATAGCTGCTCTAGATAAAGCTTTTAGTGTCGACAAGAGACAAGTGATTATTAAAGAAGCTCTAATGAAGGATGGAATTGTCATAACAAATAATTCTGGATTTATAGCCACAGCTGAAAGACAAAGTCAGAACAGTCCCATTCAGGGTGGAGCAGCTACTATGACTAAGATAGCAATGAGGAATATCCACAATGACCCTGAGCTTAATGAATTGGATTTCCATCTGTTAATTCCAGTTCATGATGAATTAATAGGTGAAGCACCTCTTTGGTATATTGAAAGAGCTAAAAAGAGAATGTTCTATTTAATGTGTAATGCAGGCAAGCCAGAATTTAAATTACCAATGAAGTGTGATGGTGATGACTGGTCCCGTTGGTATCTCGATGTTACTGGACAGCACATCAGAGATGATTATGAAGCTTTAGTAAACAATGGTAAAACAGAAGAAGAAGCTTTTGAAGAAGTATACGAAGAAAACTGTGAGTTTACTAGAGAACAGATTAAATTAATTTTAGACAATAATAACGTAGATGTATAAGTTTACAATATAATTACTATCTTTTATAATTATATTAAATATAGGAGGTACTTCTATGAATATTGTAATATTTGGCTGCGATAATACGGGGAAGAGTACATTAGCAAGTCAGTTAGTAAACTATTTAAATGATGGAGTTGATTTTACGGCTGAGTCTATTCACAGCTTAGGGCCAGGCAAAACAGTTGATGAGATGCTTGACTTTATGGACAGAAACTTGGCTCCTAAGGGGTCTACTCATACAAGGATCTTTGATAGATTTCCAATTATTGAAGAAAGTATTTATGGACCATTATTAAGGGGTGAAAATAAGTTTGCTGGTATTATCACTAAAAAGATTTTAGACCAGGTTGACTTATTTGTTTATTGTTATCCTGGTTTGTTTACAACCCTTAATTGGGGTGATCGTGAACAGATGGAGGGTGTCAAAGATAAGGCTTTAGATATCATAGCCGGTTATAATAGATTAGCCGTTAAGTTAAAGTTGGCCGGATATAATGTTAGAGAATATAATTTCAGATGTGATGACTTCAGGAGGTTGTTAGATGAATAGAGATCTAATCATTTATCAGAGTTTAGTTTGTTACCGAGACAAACTCATCAAGATGGCTCGTGAAGGTAATGAAGCATTATCTTATGGTGAGATCATGGATATGCTTAAACCTGTATTAGATTTGATTGAGGAATATAAACATAAGGTGATTTAATGAACACTACAGAAGTGAAATTTAATAACGAAATAAAGTCATTTGATGAGTTATTCTCTGCAGCTAAGGATCAGTTCTTAATGTATGAGAAGCTGGAAGGAATTGATGATTGGGAAAAATATGATTTCTCTATTGACTGTTCTTGTGACCAAATGAAATTCAAGGATATGCTTCAGATTAGATTTATCGAAGAGTTAACTGAAGCTTCAACTTGTATGAATGAGCCTGAAGAACATTTTTGGGAAGAGATAGGTGATTCTTTAAATTTCTTCTTATCTGCCTACGTTATGTTAGGAGTTGATTTTAATAAATTTAAATCTCCTGAAGAATTATTAATAAATTATAAATTGGCAGTAAAACATCAGAAGCCTTTATATTTAGACGAATATTCAAAGATAGTTTATCCAGTTATTGAAAAGGTTGGATATTTATGTAATTTATTAAAAAATAGGCCTTGGGCACAATCATGCTTTTTAGTTTCAATGACTGATTTTGAAATAAGGTTAAATGAGTTGTGGGAAGAATTTTGGAAATTCTTTGATTATATGAGAATTAGCCCAACTGAAGTATTTGAAATGTTTTGGAAGAAGTATCAGGTAAATCTTCACCGAATTAGAACTGGTTATTAAGAGGTTAGATATGAGAATATATAAAACTATTAAAGAAGCGTTAGATGAAACTCTGAGAGATTTAAAAGTAAGAGGAATTACTACTGAGTGTAATAGCTATCAGGATAAAAAATTAACTGGCCGAGAAAGATTCGTAAAAGAATTAATCGGTGTTGATTTTAAAATTGATAAGCCTTTATTAGAAAGAGATGATGCTGTAAGATTTGTTTTCCATGATGATGCTGATAGAATAATTAAGTATTGTCACCAGGAAATCAAAGATAGAACTTCAGGTGTTCCCTTAAATCCAGGTAACTCATACAAGATTAGAGAAGATATGTGGTCAAAGTTTATTGAGGGCACTGGAAAGTTTTCTTATCAATACGCTGAGAGATTATGGACTAATAATCAATTCAAAACAGTTATTGATTGTTTACGGAATGACCCAGGTACTAGGCAGGCTGTCTTATCAGTTTGGAATCCAACGTTAGATATGAATTCAACTAAACTTGGTGGAGGAAATAGAATACCTTGTAGTTTAGAGTATCAGTTTTTATTAAGAAATAATAGACTGCATTGTATATACACGATGAGATCAAACTCAGCCTTTGAACATTGTTGTATTGATTTATATTGTGCTAGTGGATTAATGGAATATGTAGTAGAACAATTAAAGGATACCTATCCAGACCTTAAGGTAGGTAGTTTAACCTATTGCTGTGGAAGTTTACACATGTTCCAGTGGGATGTTGACCAGTTAGTTTTATTTTAAAATGATTTATTTAGAGTATTCAGACTTTGATAATTTATATCATGATTTCAGCAGGTTGCTGATAAATGATTTAGAAAAATATAAAGATGACTCTTTTATAATTGGTGCTACCGTTTACTTAAATAACGTTATCCTAAAAGCTACTTCATGTGATTGCCACCTTGATATGGCTGATTTTAATTATACCCGTTCAAAATGGACAACTCTAGTTAATAAATATGTTGATAAAGAAAGTTACTTTGATCTTAAGGAGAGACTTCAAACTTCTACTGCAAAGACTCTTACTTTTAATTTTAATATACATATTGGTAGATCTACAGACTCAGATAAAACAAAAAATAGAGATTCATGTTTAGTAGCCCTGGTTTTTAGCAGAAGGGGTAATTCGGGCAAGTGGACTAATGTTAGTATATATTATAGAGTTACTGAGATTTTTAAGAAGTTTGCTTGTGATTTAATTTTATTTAATCGGATGTTTAATGACTTACCTAATCTAGACATCAAAGAATATATGTTTTATATTCCACAGCCATTCTATAGTACTTTTATCCTATCTGAGTTAATGGACAAGGTGTTTGATATAGAAGAGTTTAATCACCCTGACAATTTTATCTGTTTTAAAATAAATAAATTTTATGATAAATATTATGGTGAAAATGCAGTTGAATCAAACTATCATTCTATAGCTCGTAAACAAAAAATGAAGAAGGAAGGGATTAAAAGAGATTCCATTCCCATTGAAAGTTTAAAACTATTTAATGATTATTATTTAGAAAAATCTTTATGGTAGTTTACTTTAAAGTAATAAAATATTAAAATATAAATATAGAGAGGTAAATATGAAAGTTAAAGTTATTAAGTTTAATAATTACAAAGCTCCTAATCGCGCCCATTACAATGACTCTGGCAGTGATATTTTTGCAGCAGAAGATGTAACAATCCAGCCACATTCAGTTTATGCTGTACCAACTGGGGTTGGTACTGAATTACCTGATGGGTATGATATTGTTATTCATTGTAAATCAGGCTTATCCTCAAGAGGAATTTGGGCTAGTAATGCACCCGTGGATTCGGGTTATCGTGGAGAGATTCATGCTATTCTTTATAATACAACTGGACAGCCGTATTATATCAAGCAGGGTACTAAGGTAGGGCAGATGGTTGTTAGGCCAGTCATTTATGCAGATTTTGTTGATGAATTAGGTGATGAAAGAAAAGATGGGGCTTTCGGCAGCAGCGGCAATGTCTAAAAAAGAACAATACTATATGTCTTTAGCTAAAACGGCTTCTGGACAAAGCAAAGACCCCACTACTAAGGTAGGAGCTTGTATTGTTAAAGACGGGAAAGTTTTATCTTTAGGATGGAATGGTCCACCCAGGTCTATAGATGATTCTATTGTACCTTTTACTTGTAGAGATACTACTAAGCCTTTGAAAGAACAGAAATATCCATACATTGTTCATGCTGAGATGAATGCAGTATTAAATTATGGAGGTTCGTTATTAGATTTGGTAGGTTCAACTTTATATGTAACTGTATCACCTTGTCATGATTGTGCTAAGATGTTATGTCAATTAAATATTAAAGAAGTTGTTTATCTTGAAGACTATCAGAGAACTGATATGTGGGAGATGTCAAAATATTTATTTGATTGTTGTGGGATTAAATATAGAAAATTAGAGGTAGTATAATGATTGTAAAAACCGATGAATTTAAAGAAGCTTGTCAGACTATCCTGTTAGCTTTAGATACAAAGGAAGTATCACTATATAATGAAGCCCTGGAATTAGTAGCTAATGGCTCAACTCTTAATCTTAATGTTACTAATAGGCAGTATTATGTAACAGTTAAATTTAATTTATCTTCGCCTGAAAATTTTAAAGCTACAGTTAAGGCTAAAACCTTTTTATCATTGATTAGTAAAATTACTACTGAGTATATTGAATTAGTTGTTAACAATAGAGTACTCAAGGTTAGGGCTAATGGAGAATATACTTTCCCATTAATTTTCAATGATTCTGTTATGTTAGAATTACCTCAGATTAATTTGAATGTCATTACAAACCATTTCTCTATTAATAGTGATATTCTTTTAAGTGTATTATTTAATAACAGTAAAGAATTATTACGTGGAGCTGAGGTAATTAAAAGCAGTAATTCTAAGACTGCTCAGCCTTATTATTATATTGATGAGCTGGGGGCTATAACTTATACTACAGGAGCCTGTGTAAATTCATTTACTCTTCCATCTCCTATTAAGATGCTGTTAGATGAAAAATCTGTAAAGCTATTTAAGTTATTTAAAAATAATACTACAGTAGATTTTAAGATGAGTCAATCTGTTTTATCAGATACTATAACCCAGACTATCTTACAGTTTAGTACTGATAAAGTTATTTTAAATACAATTATGCCTGATTCTTCTTTAATTTCATCAGTTCCGGCTATTACAGTTAGAGAAATGGCCAGCAAGGCCTATCCCTATAATGTAGTCCTTAGCAAGGATGATTTGTTAGAAGCTCTTAATAGATTAAATATTTTTAATACTGATTCTAAATTACTTATCAAGGTTAGTATTTCTAATGATACTTTAACTATGAGAAGCTTGACCGATGATTTTATTGAATCACTTAAGATCTCTGGTGGGAGTACCATTACAGATGAATATTCATTTTACTTAATCCTGAAGAATTTGAAGTTAATTCTAGATGGTTATACAGAAGAATACATTACAATGGGATTTGGTGATAAGAAAGCTATTGTATTCAAGAAGCAGTCAGTAGTTGATATTATTCCTGAGCCGAGAGTTGTTAGTTAATATGAATAATGAAACAGTCTTAAAACCAATAAAAGATGAGAGAGGTTGGTTTTTCTGTCAGGTGTGTGGCCAGATGGTAGGCGATGATAATTATTGTAAAAATTGTGGACAGAGGTTAAAAGATGGATCTTGGAAAAAAGTTCGAAGCCCATTTGAGAGAGAATTGAAAAAATAGTGTACCTGATTCTTTCTTATATAGATTAAATGACCAGATGTCTGGGTACCAGGGCTCATCAAATATAAGTGATTTTATTGGTTTTAAAGCTCCTAACTTATTCTTAATAGAATGTAAGGCACATGCTGGGAATACTTTCCCCTTTTCAGACTTTAGACAATATGAAGGCCTAGTAAAATGGAAAGATATTGCTGGAGTTAGAGCTGGTGTAGTACTTTGATTGTATGATCATGATATTGTCTGTTGAATACCAATAACTACTTTTGAACAACTAAAACAAGAAAATAAAAAATCATTTAATGTAAAGATGGTATCCGATGATAATTATGAGTGTTTAGTATTACCTTCAGTTAAGAAAAGAACTTTTATGGATACTGATTACTCAGCCTTAATTAAATATTACGAGGAGTAAAGATGATTAATATAGATAGATCAAAACTTAATGTTGAATATGAGAAAATAAAATCATACTTAGCTTATTATGAAGAGTACGGTGCTCCATTGGTCGAAGAATATTCTCATGAGCTGGATGAAAAAGTAGATGGGATAACTAATTACTTAAATCAATGCCGTACCTATAACTTGGAATTCGATGTTGTTTCTTTACAGCGTATTGTTATTGATCTATCTTCTACCATTTATTATACTTCTTCCAGGTTAGAACAAGTAGAGATTTTAGCTGATATGGCTAAGATTTCTTATAAAGATAAGTACAATGAAGCTTATACTTCTAAACAAGGAGCTAGCAGACAGGAAGACAGGAAGTATACTTCAGATCAGTTAAAAGCCTTGGCAGACCAGGAAGCTATTGAAGAAGAACTTGTTCATTTTATTTATGAACATTGTGCGGCAATTCTGAAAACCAAGATTGACTCAGCCAATGAATTACTTAAGGCAGTTTCTAAGTCACTTTCAGGCCAGATTGCTAGTATGCAACAGTTTGGAATAGGTAGTAAGTATTCTGGAGGTTAATATGAAAGTATCTTATAGTAAATTAAACACTTGGAATACATGTCCATTTTTATATAAATTAAAATACATAGATAAGATAGAACCTAAGGATGATCTTAGCCCTGATAACCCTTTATTTATAGGTACGGCTATCCACGAGGGGATTGAAACTAGAGATATTGATAAAGCTATTGAAAGTTATAAATCTCACTTTGAGGAAATCACTCCAGAGAATGAAGTCGAGATCGAAAAGATAAAGACTATTTTACCGAAAGCCTTTGAACAAATACCTGAATGTGAAACTTATGAATATAAGCTTGATATTCCTGAAGAGTTTATTGGATACATTGATGGGTTGGTTAAGAATGAAGATGGAACTTATGATATTTTAGATTTCAAGGCTAGTAACAATATTAATGGATATAAGACTTCACCTCAGGTACATATTTATAAATATTACTTTGAACGGATTACTGGTAATACTGTTAGAGATCTATACTATGTATTTATACCGAAGTCTTCAGTTAAACTAAATGAAGACCTTTCAAATAAATCTGATGTAGTTAATGATCTTGCTGACAGAGATGTTCATTTTGAAAAAGTAGAGTTTGACCGTCAGCAGATAAATTATTTCTTTGCCCGGAAATCTTTATTAGAAAAATCTACTTCTTTTCAAAAACGGTATTCTTCAAAGTGTAACTGGTGTCCTCTTAAAAAATTCTGCAAGTCTAATGGGGCTGATAGAAGTGAGCTGAAATAGTTTACTTCTATCTGTTTTACATTTATAATAATAATGTAAATAAGGAGGACTATATATGGTAAGACATGAATACTGGGCTGAAATTTATCCGACTGATGATTTTGTAAATCCGTGGAGAGTACAGGTTACTGAGACTAGGAACTATAAGATTATTGAAAATGTATTATTAAATTCTGAAGAAAAAGTAATTGAGAAGATTAATTCCTATTGGAATAGATATGGCAGAGATAAGGTAATGTTAGGTGAGCATGTTTATTTCATAGCTTCCAACCCCAAGTTTAATTTCAAAGAGGTAGTTAATGAATAAAGCAGAAGAAATGATTAGAGAATATAAAGATAGACATGGAAGTGAAGAAGATTGTTTTAATTCTGCACGTCCAATCTGGTTAGATCATAACAGTAATTTTTCGTTTTTATTCTTATTAGTACCAGTTATTATTTTAGGAGTATTATATGGAAAACAACATAGAATATAATAAGACGTTTTTTATTCAAACTCTTCTAAGAGTAGATAGGCCTGGCGTTGAATCTCTTATAAACTATCTTAAAAACTCTGACTTCTTTATAGCCCCAGCTAGTACTAAATATCATTGTAATTATAAAGGTGGGCTCTGTAGACATTCACTTAATGTCTACGAAAATATCTTTAAGTTAAATGAAATGTTTAATCTAAATATAAATGAAGAATCGTTAATTCTTGTTTCCTTATTACATGATATTTCTAAGACAAACTTTTATGAAGAATGTTTTCAGAATAAGAAGTTATATTCTCCATCAGGTAGTAAAGTAGATGAAGGTGGTAGGTATGACTGGGTAAGTGTTAAGTCTTATAAAATCAAAGAACCTGAATTAAGAATGGTGTCTGGTGAACATGGATTTAACTCCTATATGATAATCAAAGACTTCATAAAATTATCTGATGAAGAAATTACTGCTATAGTTAATCATCACCTGGGAATGGATAACGGCTATTGCTTTAAGGATATGAATGAAGTCTGCGATAGGTATCAATTAGTAACTTTGTTACATTTAGCTGATATGTGTAGTGTATACTTCACTGAGAATAAAACTCATGAATAAAATTCTATATGAAGAATTGAAGAAAGTTACTGCCGTCAATATAGATTTCTCCAAAGAAGATACGAAGATTTTCATTCCAAGGTCTATAAAGATTTTAAATTCATCACTACAAATTGGTGGAGTTTATAAAATAAAGTTGGATGATTCAATCACGAATCCTTTCCAGGGTAGTACCTTAGCCTCCAACTGGAACAACGGCAAAGTTCCTGAGTATTCAGTTTATATTGCTGAAATACTAGATTGTATGGCTAATATGATAAAAATTAACGGTGTAGCTGAAGATAACCCAGTTAGTCAATTTATTGGGTGGTTACCGACTTCTGGTTTTGAGACTTTGTCAAAGGAGTAAGAATTACAATGAATTTTTATGTTCAATTAGATGATTTTAATTTAACTTATTTTAACTCTGAAGAAGAAGCTAGGGAATTTGCTATTTCAGAACTTAATAACGGTAATCATTACCATGTGGAATATGGTGTATTGAATTACTTTGGGTGGTCAAATTCTTGTTTAGTAAATTTAAAGGAGGATCCTGATGAGTATTTCACTACAGAATAAATATAGGCCATCATCGTTTAAAGAGATCTGTGGCCAGGAATATGTTGTTAAGATTTTAAAGAGACAGGTTGAGACTCATCAGTTTGTAAATTGTTACCTGTTCTCAGGACCGAGCGGAACTGGCAAGACTACTATAGCTAGAATATTAGCAAAAGAAATTAATCATGGATTGGGTGAACCAATTGAGATTGACGCTGCTAGTAATAATGGTGTTGATAACATTAGACTCCTGATCGAGCAAGCCTCCCAGAGATCTTTGGACTCAGAATATAAGGTGTACATAATCGACGAATGTCACATGCTGACAAATCAATCCTGGAATGCCTTACTGAAATTAATTGAAGAGCCACCCAAGTATACCATTTTTATTTTTTGTACTACTGAACTTTATAAAGTACCTGAGACTATTCAGAACAGGTGTCAGCAGTTTAAAGTTTCTAGAGTAGACGAGAAATTAATTTATAACAGATTAGTATTTATTTCTAATAGTGAAAATCTAAAATATTCTAAAGATGGATTAGTCCAGATAACCAAGATGTCAATGGGAAGTATGAGACAAGCCATTTCTTATTTAGATAAGTGTAAAGATTATGGAGATATTACACTAGAGAATGTCTTAGGTATACTTGGAGATTTTAGTTACGATGTTTTATTTGGTTTAGTAAATTCATTGATTGACAGAGATCAGCAAAAGACTATTTCTACTATAGAAAAATTATATAATCAGGGAAGTGATTTGAAATTATTAGTCGAATTCTTGGTTGAATTTTTATTAGATTTAAACAATTATCTTCTTTTCAAATCATTCTCAATTATTAAAATACCCGAAAGTTATAAGGATCAATTAGAATATACTCTTAATGTTGAAGGTGCTAATAAATATTTTATTCACCTGATGGATAAAATGTTAGAGTTAAAAACTTTAATTAGAGGAGATTCTAATATCAAAACCACGATTGAAATCTTTTTAATTTCTAGAATTTAGTTTACCGCTATAAATTATTAATATATAATTATATAGTAAGGAGGAATCTTTAATGGAGATCAGGACTTGTGAAGAATATGTTTTAAATGAGTTGTATAATTTAAATAATGAATACTTAGAAGTTAAAAAGCATTCTGATGAGATTGAAGCTAAGTATCAGTATTTACTTTCTAACTATAAGTTATTGACTGAAAATATTAAGAAAATAGCTAAGGTAAGAAAAGGTCTTAGTGGGAATAGGTATATTTGTTTCGTCGATCCCTATGAGGAGTATGACCCAGAATTATTTTCTTCTCTTATTAGATTAATCCCTGATCTACCAGAAGGAGATCCGTTGACTTTATAGGAGGTAAATGTGATGGCACATAAGACTTGTGAGGAAAGAATTCTTTGGGAATTAGAAGAGACTGAAGGCCAGTTGGCTGATAAAAAATTAGAGTTAATTGAAATGGAAAAAAGATACAGTAATGTTTTGTCTGATTTAGAAGAACTCAAGAAAATCATTAGAGAAATAGCAGTGTATAATATATACTCTAATAAAAACTCATATATTTCATTTTATTCTATTTGGGAAAATTGGGACGACAATAGAATAGAAAAGCTTTTAAAGTTAGTCCCAGGTATTAAAAGAAAAGAAGTATTAGAATTCGAAGCTAAGTAAAAAATCCATATCTGACGCTAAATTTAAATATGGAGGCGTTAGTTATGAAAATAAGAGATTTGTTTGAAAAGGTATCTGGATTACCAGAGCACATTAATGTAATTAAGGAAGGAAAGCACCCTTATATTGGTTATTATAAAGATGCACCAAAAGAGATACTTGATTCTGAGATTATTAGTGCAAGTATTGAAAGAAAACCTTGAGTTGAAAAAGAGCAAATCTTCTTCTACATTTAGTTTACAATCATCGAAAGATGTTGTATAATATAATTACAGGATATAGGAATAAGCCTGTATAAACATTGATTCCTTGACCTTAAAGGAAATGCTGCCTGGAGTTGCAACACGGAAACTCAAAAGCTAGTGTGGCCACACGAAACCAGTTCAAGGCTCTGATTAAAAGCCCATAATTGCCCCGGTAGTGTAATGGTTTAGCACGCAAGTCTTCAAAACTTGAAATCACCGCCTTCCAAAAGCGGGGGACTGGGTTCGATTCCTAGACGGGGTGCCAGCTCTCACCATACGCTAAACGTATGCGTTAATACAAAAGTAGCACTACCTCCTTTCTTTACAACATATCAATTGTGCTACAAAGAGGTTCTACACCGTTCCTTACGGGTAAATCCTTGCGAAAGCTAAAAACGGTGTTTTCTTAGTTTATAAATTATTATATTTATATTATAATAAATAATGTAAATAAAGCCGCTTAATTAACAAACGACCAAAGATGTGATGTAAATCGTATGTATTATCGAAGGAAAGATATATAAAGCATACGTATTCTCTAGCGGTGTCAATTCTTTGACAATAAATCTGCAATATGGACTATGACAGGATCCACTTAAAAGTCATAGAGATGACCGCCTCACACACAAGAGGTAGTGGGACAGAGCACTATGCAAATATAACTGTTCAGCCGTGGAAGTAGCTACCACGAAAAATTGGGCTATTAAGAATTAAACAGCGAGCCAAGAAAGGGTCAAAGCAGATTTAGATATAGAGAGCAAACAATGATAGGTCAGTGATAGCGATTCATTGTGGTTAACTCTATTTTAAAGCTACAGGCATCAGGCCAACATTAAATTAGCCGCTTAGCAAGTGGCGCGTAAACCACTACTGAAATCTTAAGATAAAACTGGGGAGCGGTCTTAAGTAGTAATGCGAAACGTAGCTTATTGATAGCGAAACGTCGCCGGTGAGAGTCCAAAACCTAATAGGTTCGTAAGCTATCTGGGGCTTGCTTGTTGCGAGCGACCACCAATAGGGTGGGTGGTAAAACATAGGCCGACTTCCTTGCTCAGAACGCTGAACGTAGGCGTGGAGAAAGAAAGACTGAGCAACTTAACAGTGGCGGAATAGGTAAACGCTATGTGTCAGAAGTGGATAAAGATAGGTTCGTTAGAGGACAACGCTTTAGACGGTTTGAGTCCGTCCACAGAGAGAACCATGGATAACTCATGTAAGGTGCAAATCCTTATCTGTTAAAAAAAATAACTCATTTACATTTGTAGAAGGAGTCTTCGAAGACATCTTGTTAATTGGTGTCTTTTGCTAACAAAAGTGGAACCGCCTGGGTGGGTTGCTCAAGGCGAAAGTACAGGCAACAGGAACATACCCGCAAAAACATACCAGGGCAAACACAAATTAAGATAGCTTATGAGTAACAAATAAACAAACTAGCTGTGGCGAGCTAGGCCGGTGAATATCGACTACAAGTGGTTCGACCCCACCATAAGCTATATCCCATCACCATGTACCAAAGTGTGGAATACTAGTAAAGCATGGGAACTCAAGGGAAAGTCCCTTCAAACAGAGGTTGAGCTCTGTATCAGGAGATGTTGGTTTAAGTCCAACCACTCAGACTGGTTAAAGCCTGAACGAGTGTAGTTTAAGAAGAATCCTGACAAAGTGTTGGTGAACAAGCATTAAAAGTTACTAAGACAATAGGAGCTGCGTACGTGGGACACTCGGAGGTGCCACTCCGTCATCAAGCAGTTGCGACCCACAGCGGATTCGCGTGATTGAAACTGCACGCCTAACACTGAAATTCGTTTGGCAGAGTACGAGAATAACTGCCAACTAAATGGACCATTGGCGTAATCGGCTAACGCAGCCCGCCCATAACGGGAAGAATTTGTAAAGGTTCGAGTCCTTTATGGTCCACCGATTTTCATTTGTTCGTCCGAACAACCTCCTATAAGGGCGGGAGAATAAATAAAGCCCTTACTTAAATTAGGCAGCAATATTCTCAAAGACTCAAATGAGAATCCCTTTGAGGGCAGGGTTAAATAGAGCCCTCATTATATAGCTGGTGGCAGGTCGGTATCTGACTAGGGTTCATACCCCTGGGAAAGTTGGCTCAACTCCAACACGCAGCAACCATATTAGGGATTAGCCTAATGGTAGGGCATCAGATTTTGGCTCTGACGATATGTGTTCGACTCACATATCCCTAGAATATAACCGATTTTTTATTTAAGTTCAAAATTATTTCTACTAGCCATTGCTAAATTAAATATAGAATGGAGTAGGAATAATATGGGAACATTTAAACATATCGGAGAATATAAATGTATTTGTGGCCGAGAGTTTACTAATTCTCAGTCATATAATGGTCATTTGGCCAGATGTAAGATTTATCAACAACAAAAACGCGGCGATGATTATGAATCTTGAGCAGCTGATTATAAATCTAAATTAGATAAGGCTGCTCAAGAACAAGGTCAACAAAGATTATTAGAATCTGAAGAGAGGAAAAAACAAGAAGAAAAAAATTGAGTATCCGAAGGCCATTATTGTGAGAAATGTGGTAAACTTATGGACCATAAATATGGTTCTGGTAGATTTTGTAGTCAAATATGTGCAAATAGATATACAAGTAATGAATTCGCTAATAACATAGAAGCTAAGTTTAAAAAATCTAATAAAGTTAGGCTGCAACATGGCAATTTACCAATAACATTTGAACAATACCTTGAATCAGGAGAACGTAAAAAGAATCGTAAGAAAAGAGTTAGTAAGGAAGAAACAAATCAGTATCTATCTGATATATTACCACAAGTTGAAAAAGGTGCAAACAAGAAGGGTTGGCAACCCAGAAATATCAGGTGAAGCTACCCAGAGAAATTCTGGAAACAGGTATTTGAGAATAACAATGTTGATTATATTCATGGTGAATATGTACACAATGAAAAAGCTGGTCTAGGTGCTGCTGTCTATGAATTAGATTTTCTTATTGATGGTAAATATGATATTGAAATAGATGGCAGTCTCCATGAGAAGTTTGAAGATGTTAAAAAGAAAGACATCCGTAGAGATGCTTACCTAACTTCTCTAGGCTATATTGTTTATAGAATACCGTGAATTAATCCTGTATCTATCGAGAAGAAGGATTTAGTTTATCAACAGATCGTAGATCTATTTAATTTTTTAGGTAAGGAGCTAATTACTAAGAAAGATTAGTTCCAGCCATATAGGTTCTTAGTGTAATGGTAACACAGCGGTCTCCAAAATCGTTAGATGTGGGTTCGAATCCTACAGGGCCTGCCATACCATGACATTGTCATGATAAATTAAGAGCACTTGAAAAAGTGCTCTTTTTAGTTTAAAAAGTTTAGCCTTTATTATATAATAATAATGTAAATGGAGGATCACCTAATGTTAAAAGAAATCGTAGCTTCAACTAAAATCAATGGAACCTATATTGAATTAGCACATATCGTAGATCAGTGGAGAATCATTTACACAAAGGGCTCAGATAATGCCTATGAATACTTCAATGATTTTGAAGAAGCAGTAAATAGGTATACCCAGCTCATTAGAGAAGCTTAGTGTATATTATATAGAGGTAAAGATTATGGGGAAATTAGTTAGAGATAAGATCCCTGAGATTATTAGAAATTCTGGAGGAGATCCTAAGGTAAGATATCTTAAGTATATTGACTATGTCGAAGCACTATACGAGAAACTCAGGGAAGAGGTAGAAGAATTAATCAGAGACAGAAACGTTGAAGAAATGGCTGATGTATTAGAAGTCATTAAGTGCATTTATATAACAAATGCTGAAGAATTTGAAAGAGTATTTAGAATTATGAAAAATAAAGCAGAAGAAAAAGGATCATTCCTTAAAGGTTTCTACTTAGAAGATTAATTTTAGTCATCGGGATGTTCGGGAGTTTGGTTACCCGGTCTGCTTTGGGAGCAGAACAACTCGTGCGTTCGAATCGCACCATTCCGACCATTTACAAATAAATTTGCCGGTATAGTATATCGGTATTACAGGGGCCTTGTAATCCTCTAAGGGCAGTTCGACTCTGTCTACCGGCAAATTATTTATTATTCGACGAGTGGCGTAATGGCAGCCGCGCATGACTTAGGATCATGTGTCTAGTGACGTAAGAGTTCGAGTCTCTTCTCGTCGACCACATTTGTTCACTTACCCAAGAGGCTTAAGGGGACGGTTTGCTAAACCGTTAGATCTGTAAAGATGCGAAGGTTCGAATCCTTCAGTGAACGCCAATGCGTTGGTAGCTCAGGTGGTAGAGCACATGACTTTTAATCATGGGGTCCCGGGTCCGAATCCCGGCCAATGCACCAATTAAAAGGAGAAATTATTATCGACAAGATTAAAGTACAGGGTAGAATTATAGAAATTTTACCAAGTGAAAAATTTAAAGTTTTACTGTCTAATGGTACTGAAGTAATTGGTTATCTTTCAGGGAAGATGAAAAAGAATCACATTAGGATTTTACTTGAGGACAAGGTTGATTTAGAATTATCAGTATATGATCTTTCTAAGGGGAGGATAGTATATCGTTATGTATAATGAACTTAATGGGTTAGTTAAAAGAGTTAATGAAATTATTGATAATTATGATGATGATGAGATTGTTGAAATAGTTTCTGAATTATATATGATGATCTTTGAGTTAATTAGTTCTAGTAATATTTTAACCATTGAAAATAAATTATTACAAAGAGAATTAAATCAAATATATGAAGAAAATGGCATCGAAGAGTTAAAAGAAAAAGTAGACAAAAATGATGGGGGGATGTATTCATAATGGAGAATGAAGTAGTAACCTTTATTAATAACAGGTTTAAAAATGAGAAATGACTAGATGGAAACTGTCTTTGATTTGCCTTGATATTAAGATGAAGATTCCCTGGTGGAAAAATTTATTATCTCCCAATTATCGGGCATTTTATCTATAAATATAAAAAACACTTTTATGACTGGTCGGGTGAATATTTCCCTGACGAAAAACCAGTTAGTCTATCCTCAATCAAAAGAAACGATCCTAGTTGATACAATAGACTATTGGAAGACTGTCTATTATAAAGAAGTAATTAGTTTACTTCTTTTTTTATTTATGATATATTATTAATGATGAATATATTAGTGAAAGTTAAGTCAAGAAATAACCGATTAGGAATCATAAGGATTCCCTCAAAGTTTATAGATTCTTTGGGCCATAAGAGCCTTAACAATGTTATTTTAGAAGATGGTACCTATGTATGTGTAGGAGATCAAGATTTGGAGGTAGTGAATGATTGGTCAGCTGAAGTTGAAGAGTAAAATAGATTTTTATACATTATCAACTTTTCCGCATTCAATTCTCTTAGTTGGAGACCGTGGAAGTGAAAAAGACGAAATATGTGAATATATTTCAGATAGATTTAATTTTCCTAGATATGAGATAACTGAATTAATATCTGAAGAATATATTGAAGAAATTTATTCTATTCCTACTTTTGGGTTATATATAATTGATGGTACTAAAATAACTGAGAAAGAACAAAATATTTTATTAAAGGTTTATGAAGAGCCTAATCCTTATATGTATCTTATTTTAACTTGTGAATCTAAATATAATATTCTAGAGACAATTCAGACCAGAAGTTATGAATTGGTAATGGATATTTATACTAGAGATGAATTATTACCCTTATGTAAAAAAGATATAGAATTAGAATTAAGGTTAGCTAATACTCCAGGAACCGTTGAAGAATTAAATCAAGTAGATCTACTAGATTTAAAAAAGTTATGTTCTACTATTTTAGAAAAAATTAATATTGCTGCTTATCAAAATACTTTAACAATTTCTGATAAGATAAACTTCAAAGATGAATATGATAAATATCCTCTTTGGGCATTTATTAGGATGCTGAGTTTAGTGATGTTAGAAGAAAAATCACCTCTTTATTGGTATCTTTTAGATTTTACAAAGAAGGTTGAGCCTCTGTTAGATAAAAAAAGATTCTTCGAAAATTTACTTACTAAAATGTGGTTGGAGGTTCATAATGGACATTAAAGAATTAAAAAATAAAATTGAAACCAATTCACTAGATAATAATTTAATGATTTGGAAAATACTAGATCATAAGGTATGGGGACTTAATACAGATGAATCAAGTTGGTTTATAGCTCGACAGTATATTAGACAAATAGCTAAAAATAAAAATCTAGATATAAAATATATTGATTCTTTAGATGATATTCCAACAGCCTCTTTAATGTCTGATCCTACTCTATATATTTTTAAAACCGAAGAATTTAATAATCCAAAGCCAATAGAAAATTTAATAGTTATTTGTAATAAGACTTCTGATAAGGAAGCTATTGTTTTTCCAAAACTAGAGGCTTGGCAGTTCATAGATTACATTAAAGGCGTAGTCCCAGGAATTAACCCAGGAGATTTAGAGTGGTTGGCTACTCAGTATAATTTTAGTATGGCTAGAGAAACTTGGATGAGGTATTTTAGATTCTATAATGATATGCTAAAGATTGCTATTTTTCCAAAAGAAGACCAGGCTACCTTGTTTAATAACCTATATAAAGCAGGTGAATATTCAGATATTTCGAATTTAACTATTTTTGATTTATCTAACGCTATTTTACGAAAGGATAAAAAATTAGCCTTGGAGGTATTAAAAGTATTTCCTTATATAGATTCAAAACCTGATTTATGGTTATTAAGTATTTTACTAAATAATTTTAAAAGAGTTATCGATATTCAGATGAATACTAACTCAACGGCCCAGTCATTGGGGATAAGTGATAAACAGTTTTACGCCATAAAGAAAAATAATATTGGTGTATATTCTAATAAAGAATTAATTTATATTTATAAATTATTAACAGAGATGGAATATAAATTTAAGTTTGCTGGGCTTTCTTCTGACCAACTAGTAAATTATATGGTGATTAAAATATTGGGAGGAGTTTAATGAAAAAATATTTAATTTATTCTGACTGTCACTTTTCCCAATATTCCAGCATTTTAAGGTCAATGGGTGAAAAATATTCTACTAGATTACATAATCTTATTAATTCTATTTCCTGGGCGGAAAGACTAGCAGATCAATATGAATGCGATGGAGTAATTAACTTGGGTGATTTTTTTGATCGGCCGGATCTTACCCCAATGGAAATAACTGCTTTACAAGATGTTTATTTTAGTAATAGGCCACATGTAGTAATAACGGGAAATCATGACGCTAATATTTCAAATCTAGAATTTTCATCAGTTCAAATTTTTAAATCTACTAAGGCCAGGATTATAACTGAGCCAGTGAGTGAAGATATAACTGATAAGGTATCTTTTCATTATATTCCATACTTAACAGAAGATAAGAAAAAACCTCTTAGAGATTTTTTATGCGGTGACAAGAAGAAAATAGTATTAAGTCATAATGAGATAGCAGGACTACAATATGGAAAATTTATTTCTCAGACTGGATTTGGAGTTAATGAGATTTTAGAAAATTGTACACTTTTTATAAATGGTCATCTTCATAATGGATGTATTATTAATAATCGGATAGTCTTAGTTGGAAATTTAACTGGTCAAAATTTCAATGAAGATGCTTCTCGGTATGAACATTATGCTTATGTGTTAACTGTTAATGATGATGGGTCAATTGATTTAGATCCACATGTAAATCCATACGCTTTTAATTTTTATAAACTTTATATTAATAAGCCTGAAGACCTCAAGGTTTTTAGTTCACTTAAAAACAATTCAGTTCTTTCTATCTCCTGCAATAATAAATTATTACCAAAGATAGATAGTCTTATTAGATCAACTGATAAAATTATTGAATATCGATTAGTTACAATTTATAGCAATTCAAATAACTCACAGGATGAAATAGTTGACTTTAAAGTTGAAGATCACCTTCAACAGTTTATAGATTATGTTCAGACTAAAATACCTCCATCAGAAATATTATCTGAGGAATTAGTAAAGCTTAGCAGTATGTAAGGGGGTAAAATGAATTTAATTTTTTCTAAGATAAAATTACATAACTTTTTTTCATTTTCAGATACTGAGCTTAATTTAAATGACATGGGATTTACTCTAGTAGAAGGTCGTAACCATTGTAAATTAGATAACGCATATTCTAACGGCTCTGGTAAATCTTCTATCTTCAATGGTATTTGTTTTGCTTTAACGGGTGAGACGGCCCAGGGGGTTTCTTCTGGAATAGAAAATATTTTTACTAACCCCGATGACTGCTGGGTAGAATTGACCTTTACGGCAGATGGCGACGAATTTATTTTAAAAAGATACAAGACCCCTAAACCTGATTTAAAAGTATGGATTAATGGCGAAGATCATTCTGGAAAAGGTATTAGAGAATCATCAAAATTATTATCTACTTATTTACCTGATCTTACTTCGACTTTAGTAAATAGTATTATTATCTTAGGCCAGGGATTACCCAGTAGATTTACTAATAATAAACCTTCACACCGAAAGGAATTATTAGAAAATCTAACTAAATCTGACTTCATGATACAATCTATTAAAGATAAACTTGAAAGTCGGCAAGAAGATTTAAGATCTTTATTGAGAAATAAAGAAGATAAAAAATTATCTCTTAATTCTCAGATAGATGTATATCGGATTCAATTGTCTAATTTTAAAAATGAATTAGGAGCTTATGATTCATTTGATAACTCTGAAGAAAACATAGAAAGTAAGATAAATCAGCTAAAAAGTGAAGTAGAATGTATTTCTCGAGAAGTAGAAAATCGAAAAGAAATTTCTAGGCTGAAGGATCTTGAATTAGAAAAATTAAATTCTGATTACAGTAGATTATTTAAAGAAAGCTCTACTGATTTAGAAAATAGAGTAGGACCTATTTCTGAAGCTATCAAAGATAAGTCAGAAGAAGTTAATAACTTAAAGGCTGAAATAAAAATACTAGAAAAAGAAATAAAGAAGCTAGATAGTATTACTGATATTTGTCCTACTTGTGGGCAAAAAATCCCTAATATAAATAAGCCTAATACTTCTTCTCAAAAGAAAAACCTTTCTTCTTTGATTAATAGGCTAGATATTTTAACAGATGAATTATCAGAATTAAACTCTGAGAAAAAATTAATAACAGATAATCATAAATTAGAAAGAGATTCAAAACTAGAAAGTATTTCTAATAATATTTCAGGGATTCGTGATGAAGTCAGGAAACTATCCAATGATAATATTTTAGAAGTAGAGAAGATTGGTAAAATAAACGATGAAATAACTACTCTTATAAATCTGAAACAAAATTATAATAAGTTAATTTCTAACATTAATTCAACTGAAGAAATTATCACTAATCTTGAAAATAATGTTAACGAGGTGTCAGGTAATATTTTAGATATCAAATCTCACCTGGAAGTAGTACAACAAATGATTACTTTAGCCAAAAGAGAATTTAGAGGAATTCTATTAATAAATATAATCGATTATTTAAATAAGAGGATTAAACAGTATTCTCGTCAGGTATTTGATACTGAAGAATTAAATTTTACTCTAAATGAAAATGAAGTAGATATTTCTTACTGTGGAAAACAGTATGAGAATCTTTCTGGCGGTGAGAAGCAAAAGATAGATATTATTATTCAGTTAGCTCTTAGAGATATTTTAAGTAAGCAATTAAATATTAGAAGCAACCTATTAGTATGTGATGAGATCTTTGACAACATGGATTTATTAGGGTGTAATAAAATTATTGACTTGATTTCAAGTTTAACTGATATTGATAGTGTATTTATTATCTCTCATCATGCACAAGACCTTGAAATAACAAAAGATAATTCATTAGTTGTAGAAAAGTCAGAAAGTGGTATAAGTCAGATAAAGTTTGTATAATATATTATGAACCCTTTATTTAAGAAACCTAAAGATGTCAGATTTGTAGACATGGCCATTTGGATAGATGAAAATATTTACCAAGAGGATTGTGATCTTGATAAAGCTTTTACCTATATGTATCTGTTGGCCTACATGCTAGCTAGTAAAGAAAAGCTATTTAAAAATTTAAATGACTATGATAACTTTGCGTATTACTTAGCCTATTCTACATTTAGTCGATATCAACTGAAAGAGAAAAAGAAAATCAAGTCAGTGCTAAATTATATGAAGTCAATTTTATACTGACGGAAATTAGCATACGACAGGGAGACCTTTAATGAAATAATTAGCCCTGAGTATAATAAGGGGTGAGATGGTGACAAATATAAAAGCAATCAAATTTCATCTATTGAAACCTCTCTACATACTAATATACTACAAAATAGCATTAATGATATTTTCGCTGATGTTCCTAAGATAGTAAAAAATAATATCCCTAAAGTTTACAAAATGGATTCTTTACTATATAATAATTTATATACTTCTGTTCTTCTTTCACTTTTAAGCAGTTATACTTTACCAAAAGTCGATGAAGAGAAGTATAATAAGAAGTTAACAGTTGAGTACAAATCAGCTTTTGATGAAATGTCATTTTATAAAAAACATTTAACTAAAGATATTATTCTATGGAATATCCCAGATAACATGGAATCTGTTGTACAGTTAATTATAAATAAGGTAAATGCTGAATTGGTATCAATAATAAAAGATCTCTCATGTGATGTAAAAATTTCTGACCATGAATTTGAGATGATCTCAAGGTCAGCCTATGAAAATTATGAGGTAGATTCTAAGCATGATTGATCTTAATATTTTTAAAGAAAAGGATCTTTATAATTTAATTTTATATTCTATTTTTAGATTGACTAAAGATCCAAGGTATTCAACCATCTCAGAACTGATTTATTCACTAGACAAAGAAAATTTATTAAAGTTATGTTCTACCTTTGGTGGGTGTGTAATTAAAATACCTACTTTGTTGGAGCTTAAAATTTATACAAGTGCTTTAGTAATATACCAAGAGATAAATATTAATCATAAAAGCTTTGATGAAGCATTTAATTTAACTAATTTAGATAAGTTATATAAACCTGAAGTAGCTGATATTTATAATAAGATGATTGAAGTTGTGGAAGAATATGGAAAATAAAGTTCTAAATATTTTAAGAGATATTGAAAAAGTATCAAGATATACATTAACATCGAATATCAATACGAGATTAGATAAAGTATTAACTTTATATTTAGAAGATTTAGATCGAGCCTATTCTAGAGCACTAAATAAAAATATAAATGAATTAATAAAGGAGTTGATCAAATAATGAATGTCGATATAAAAAATGATATTAGTAAATTATTAAGTATTGATAAACTTTATATTGATCGGCTGTTTAATAAAGTTATCTGATGTCTTAGTGATTATACGGAAAAAGCTATTAAATCTGGTGAGAAGAATATAGATGTTGATTTCGGGTTTGGAACAATAAGTATAAATTTAGAAGAAGATTGTCTGCGGTATAGGTTTAAACCAAGTAAAGAGTTAGAGAAAGTGTTAATCAATACTATTTCTAATGACCAGAATGAATTAGATTTAGTTCTAGAAAAGAATTTAGTTCAGAAGTTAACCAACTTATATAAGGATATGTTCTAATGGAAGAAGAGAAAAATACCTTACCTGTACCAGCTAAAGAAAAATTATACCTTGAATCGTCTGAATTAGTAGATCAAATTATTAAAGAGACCGATCCTGATAAAATTGAAGAAATGACTAAGATTTTTTCTTTAACTCAACGGAAGAAAGACATCGCAAGGATTGATAAATTATCTAAATTACTCAATTTAGTAGATGATGAGGTAGCTAATAGGCTAGTTGATACTCCCGATAGTTTTAGAAATGATGACCTAATAAAGTATATGAGTACAACTCAGCAAACTATTACTTCTCTAGAAAATAATTTAACTAATAAACCACTGATTCAAATTAACAACCAGAAAAATGAAATTAACATAAATGATAGTGGACTTAACCGTGAATCTAGACAAAAAGTTCTAGATACTGTTATGAAAATCCTTAATAATTATAATAACCCTGACATAATAGATGTTGAGGAGGAAGAAGAATAAATGAAAAGAGATTTAGAAAAATATT